AGTCGAAGTCCCGGCCATCCCCCGCCACAATGGCACGACGGACGCGGATCGACTGAAACGCGCCGTCAACTACGCAGCAGGAATGGTCGGCGTTTCCTCGGGCGTTGCCGTCTGCCACGACGATGCCAGCACGCTCCAGCGCCACGGCTTCCCAATCAACCGCGTCTGGCGGGACCAGGGTGGAGAGCGTTGCGCTTAGAAGACGGGACGGCTCCCGGGGAACATGGATGAGGCCGAGGCGGTTATTCATCGAGCAGCTTCCTCATATCGTCCACCAGCCGCGTGGCGTCGCAGCCCAAACATCTCACGTTCGGATCGTCAGGCCAGTCATCCCGAATATCGGTAGGGCAGTCGGCACCGTAAAGCAGCCGCAGTGCCCAGATACCGACGTGTGCCGCAATGCGGTCCAATAGGCCGAGCTTCATCACTGGTGATCCTCCCCCCACAATAGGCATTTTCTGCATTGCTCCGGCAGCGGTTCGACCTGCGCCGTCAGCACGAGGTCAACTTTTTCGATGGCCTCGGGGCATGGTGCCCGTGAGGAAACGAGGTCGTGGAACAGGTCTTCGAGCCAAGCGATGATGCTCATCAGAAGCTCCCGCTCCACAACGTCACCACGACGCCGGCTCGCAGTTCATTCGCTGCTGACTGCGCGGCCTGATGGTATAGCGCACAGCCGTTCAGCACCAGCACCGCCGCCAGGATCGCCACGAGCCAGCCAAGGCTTCGTTGACCTTTCATCCACTACCTGCCGGCCCATCGTTGCCCGGTGGCGCGGTGGGTTTCTGCTGTACCCATCGGACAAGCCGATAGAGCGCAACCAAGGCTTTCCACCGCGCCACTAGACGAGCGAACATCAGTGCGGCTGCGACAGGACGGCGCGCGCCGCGTCAACCGTCATCGTTGCCTTCACAGCAAACGGCGCACTGGTCAGGCCAAGCGCCGCCGCCAGTTCCGGCACCAGCGCCATGAACGCCTCCACGATCGGCAGCAGCGGTGCCGTGACCGGGAACAGTGGCATGACGACGGTGGCAATCGCCATCAGCGTCTGCATCGCCTCCTGGACGTAAGTTGCCGACGACGTGCCGACGACGACGGTAGCGGTCGCAGTGGCAACGGCGGCGGCATCCGTCTTGACGGTGTTCGCCCATGTGGTGATCTGGGTCAGCGTGGCAGCCGGCACGCCCAGAGCCGCGAGGGCAGAGACGACGCTGGGCATCCACCCGGCGGCGAGGCTGAGGTCGGTTGCCCACTGCGCCGGCGTCATGCCGAGCACGGACTGGAGGGCGGTGCATGCACCGATGGGCAACAGCGCGACGGGCAACAGCGCGGTGGTGGTCAAGAGCGAGCGACGGGTGTTCATGATGTTGGTCCTTTCGGGACGCTTGCGGTTGAAACCTGAGGATCGCTTATAGCCCCGCCACCGCCGACGATGCCAGTAGCGGCCGGGCTGCTGAGCGCCGTGGCGTGACCTTTGTTCAAGGCGCACCACTGCAAGATAGCGTAGACGCCGCGATAGAGCGCGGAGTTCGTCCAGCCGGTTGCTTTCGGACCGGGGGCCACCGTGGCAATCGCAGCGCAGATAGTCACGGCGAGAGCCACGTAGGGAAGATAAGGTCCAACGCCAGGGATGCTTTGCAGAAGCAAAATCGGGTCCATCATTCGTTCTCCTTATGCCGCGCTCGGCGGCCCTTTGTATGGCGTCCCGACGTGTGCCGGGACGGTCGCTGGAACGGCATCGTATGTCATGCAGACGAGCAGGACGTGAAATAGCCGCCGCAGCCAGCCCTTGCCGTAGAGGCTGAACTGTGGGATGGCGCGGTAGCGATCATCGCGCGCATGGGCAAAGTCGGCAACGGCGGTTTGCAGATCGCAGCGATTGGATGCCGCGACAGTCGCCTTGCCGATGGTGCCATCCGGCCCAGCGCCCACAGAGGATTGGAACGCCGATGGTGCCCAGCCCTGCCCTTGGTTCACAAGCGCATCGAAGAAAATCAGCATTAGCGGTGCCGGCATCTGGTCACAGTGGAAGAAGATGATGTAGCCATATTCGTAGGCCAGTACCGCCTGCTCGCGCGTCAGGTCGCGCACCATCACCGGCAACTGCGCCGCCACGCCCGCCGGGCAGCGTCGCAGTGTGTCGGGCCATGATGCTTGATCGTGGCCGAACCGGGTGTAGCCGCCGGAGTCATTCGGATCGTTGCTCGGCGCGCCTTCTACCCCAATGATGAGGTCTATCGCTGCCGTAGCCGCTGGGGTCATTTTTTCCTTACCTTCGGCACGCCCGCCACATAATCATGCCCAACGATAACGCGGCCAGGAAACACCATCCCGGAATCTGTGGCCTCGCATAGTTCGGGTGGCAGCATACACCCATCCGTGTCGAAAGTCACCACGGCGAAACCCTCCCGATGGCAACCAACAGCATCGTGTCAGTCATCTGCCCAACCCCGCTCGAATCAGTAGCAACGTTACCAGTCCGCCGATAAGGCATGGCACAACCCACCCCATGATCCGATCAACAGTGCTGAGCATTCCGTGCCCGGTAGCTAGTTGCGTTGCTAGATCGGCCGTGCGCTGACTGAGCGACGTGAAATGCTGGTCGATGTTCGCAGACATTTCCCGGAAACCCTGATCCATCCTCGATTCCAGGGCAGCAAATCTGGAGTTCCCGGTGGAGTCTACGTGTTCGACTTGATCTTTCAGGGCGTCAAGCTGTCCCTCTATCCAGCCAAGTCGGCCATCGAACGAAATGCCGTGAGTATCACGTTCTTCCATCACGCCCACACCCCCAGAACGGCAGCGTTCTCGGCCGGGTCACACACCGTCATCCCGAAGGTCGCAGGGTCAAATACCACGTCTGCACTCACGCGCAGCGCAGCATACCAGTAGGTAGGATCACCAGCCGCCGGCACGTTGACCACTTGAGCGGTATCCGAGTCTGTGTAGGACAAGGCTGCGCGGCCCATACGGCCTTGGGCAACAGTGTTGCCATCCACGTCCAAGATCGGATCGCCCAGCATGTTGATGCTGGCGGTTGGGTTCGTGGCCCGGAGCGCGGTCAGGGCGGCGACGATCTGCCCTTGGTCAGTGGTCTTGAACAGGAAATCTTGGTATCCGACTGTGGTGCTCAAGCTAATAGTTCCCGTTTTGCAGCCATGCGGTGGAGGACGGGCCGGCGCGAAGGGTGAGGGAGAGGGCGTGCATGGCAGCATATCCGCTTGCGAAAATCGAAGATCGGCCCAATCCCATAAGAGTTGGAACCCACATACCTGGTTTGGACAGCGTAATTACCGACGCGCCGTTAAGCGAGAACGATAAGCCGAGGTTGCTTGAAGACAGCGCGAAGGAATTACCTGCCCCAACCGCGTTCAGTGTATAGCTAGAACTGGCTACGCCGCTGCCTGCTACGTAATAGCTCACAACGGCTTTGTTGGCTGATTGCAACGCCAACGTTATTCGATTGGATGATGTTCCATCCGTAATATCCAGCACATTAACTGACGATTGCGCGGCACCGCCTGACGTGAACCGGATCGCCCCGGAGAACCCACGCGACGACGCCCACCACGGATACAGCGACAGCGGCACGGAGAGGTTGTCCGCGTTGCGGGTGACGGCGGTGCCGGCGGTGAATATGGTTGAGGTCGCGAAGGTTCCGGTGTCTAGCTGCGCCCCGTCAATGATCACTGTGCCGGTGCCAGCAACGTTCCTGACAGGGTAGATGCGGACGCTTGTCGTGGTTCCCGCCGTGGTGAACGGCACCGATATCCTGGAGAACGCCCCGGCGCCAGGCGCATACGTTGTTGATGCGACAAGAAACACCGAGTTCGTCACGTCGTAGACGGCATATTGCGGCCCGGTCGCGTTTCCGGCTTTTGCCCAGAAAGAGAAGGTGTAGTCGGTGCTCTGGGAAACTGTTTGGATCTCATATATAAGCCCCGCAGTCGTTCCTATCGTAAGCGTGCTCGCCGCATTTGCCGCGCCATCGACACCCGTTGCGTTTTTTGCTGCGGTGAGATTGCCGGGGAACCAGTTGCTTACGTTCGTCAGGTCGCGGCTGTAGAGCACCGGGTTCGTCGCCGCCGGCCCGTTCCAATACCCCAGCGGCACGCCGTTCGCGTCCGTCTCGAACCGAGGCACGTTCGCCAAGGCGGTATAGAGCACGCCACGGTTCATGTAGGTCGCCGTGCTGGCGCGCGCGAACGTCCACCCAGCCGGGATCGAGCCAACGAGCGGGATCGTGACTTGTCTCGGGCCGGAGTTCAGCAGGAGGTTCTGCGCGGGCGTCAGTGCCAGGGCCCGGCGATAGGGCAGCACCAGAGCCGGGGTTGCGAGCAACAGGCAGCGTCGAGATACCAGCATCGGACCGCCCCTCAGTTCACGACCTTGGGAATGAACGTGAGATGGCTGCTAGCCGTTACCGTCCCCGTGCCGCTAGTGGCAATCATGGTCACGTAGACTTGTGCCAAGGCATCCGCAGTGACCCATGCCACCGAGCCGGTATTCGGTGTGCATTCCGCCGAGACCGGGCCGTCCGTCTGGATCGCTCCAAACGTGCAGCTAAACGCCGCCTGGTGCATCAGCGAGCCAGAGGTCAGTAAGAACGTTGTCCGGTCGCCGTGAGAGGTCGCGTAAACCGGCGCCACCTTCCAAAGATCAACCTGCACGGTCTGCCCGGTCCATGCGGTTGATAATGGATCGTCCGATACAAGTCTCCCCGCAGGGATCGCTACGGTGCTGTTGGCAACGTTAACCGCGAAATATGGGATCGTCACGCTCGCCGCAGTCGCGCTGTTGGCGATGGTCCACAGGGCGGTGTAGCCGGTGGTCACGGACGTGAGAGCGATCTGCGCCGTCATGGGGGCGGTAGTGACGGGACCAAGTGCGACACCACCGATATTAGCGGTGCCGGCGCCGACGCTCGTCACCCACGGCGACGTGCCCTGGGAGATAGGAATTGGCACGCCGCCGATCACGCCTTGGACGACCCCAGCCGAAGCTGCTCGGGCCCCGACCGGCGTAACGGGAATTTGCGCTACAGCACTACCAATGCCGAGCAGTAGCAGCGAGGCGATCCACAGAAGTCGTGTCACGGCGGTTCTCCGCAAGCGATTGCCACTGTGCTGCTTGCCCAGGCGACTTTCGCGGGTTGTGGCGATAGTGGCAGCGCGCCATACCGTCTCGGGAATATACTACGCGATAGACACGAGATTTTCAACGACATAGCCACTGAAGGAAGTGTCCTAAAGTCACCAGCATCACCACGGCTGTTGTCGCATCTCTCACGGCGGCGCCACATCAAAGACCGAAAGCCTGCCAGGCTCCTTCTGCTTTGCGTGCCAGCCCTTTTGCGCCTGCATCCGGTTCCACCTCTCCCCGCGTTCTGGTGCCGTAATCGACTTCGGTGCCGATTGGAAACCCCAGAAGGATAGCGCCTGAGTTAGCTTGTCCGCATTTTCATCGTGCATTTTATTGTAGGATCGCAGCGAGAACGGCAAAGTTTGGTTAAGTACGTAGTCAGCATAGGCTTGCACTGGCCCTTGACTGCGCTGTGGATCGTAGATAATTCCTCCGTAGTAATCCTGGTTTTTAGTCAATTCATTGATAGTTTCCCACAGGGGGGCGATCTTGTTTTCGGCAGTTTGCAGCGGAGATTTCCAGAAAGCAACCACGTCTTTCATGTATCCCGGAATGCTTCGGCGTTCGTCGGGGGCATCCTTGTTCCCGGTCGGTGGATAATAATAATCCAGTAGCGACTGCGGCGAATTGCCAGTGGCTAGGTATGTCAGGATGGCACCCATTGTTGCCGTCACTACAGGAAGCGCCATCGTGTAAGCCATTCGCGTCGTGAATTCCGGCGCCTTCCCGCTGGCGATGGCCTTCATGGCCCTGGCACTATCTACGAAGGCGCCCCCGATCTCACGCAGAGTGCCGAGGTTCCATCCGACTGAACGGGTAGCGATGAAGGCAATGTCCTTCTGAACCTTCTTCCACATCAGATTGTCATAGACGAGTTGTCCCATGCGATTGTCCACGGAGTCCCAAAACTTAATCATCGCAGTACTGCGCTGTTCCGGGGTGGCGTCTGGGTGCGTGTCGTGCCAGTTGCGGGCAAGGTCAGAGAACACGCCAAGTTTGGCACGTGGCACGACCTGTCCCATCAGCGGTTCGTTGATCGTGTCAATTAGACGCCCGGCAATCCGCAGCGGCGTCTGTATTGCCGTTTCCATTGGCCCTTTGGCGTCGCGGAACATCTGCACCGATTCATAGAACGGACTGGCTGGGTTCTTCAGGTCGCCAATGTTCTTGAAGAACGCTCCAGAGGAGGTCGTCCGGTAGAACTGATCCATGTTCACCCGGCCGCCACCGATGTTCATGTCATCGACAAGGCGGCGCAGTTCTGGAGTTGCTTGCGCTGGATCGAACCACGCCTTTCGTAGTTTAGCCCCCTCGGAAACCGCCCTGAAGCCAGCCGTCAGGTTCACCCCGGGCGTTACGCCCCACAGCACATTTCCGATGCCGCGTATCGGGTGGCCGGTGGCAATCTGCTGCAACCCCAGCGCCGCCTTACTGATCGCGGCGTCCATCATAATGAACGTAGCATGGAATCCTGACAGGCCAAGTTGCAAGGAGTTGAGCGCGTTATTCGATGCCCTCAGAGCATCATAGATGATCGACTGACCGGCCAATCCTCGGCTCATATAGTTGTTGAACAATCGCGCAACAGGCTCAGGGGCATACCAGTTTCCGGGTTCCAGTCGCCCGAATCCTGCGGGGTTATTCTCGCCAATAATCCGAGGCTGAAACACCCGGTCATCCAGCTTTACCAACCCCTGTTCCGCCGCGCTTCGCTCATCACCAGCGGACACCCACCGGGCCAATCCACCACCCTTCATTTTATCGGACAGCAACGTACCGTGGTAGAACTTCTGCATTTCCCGCAGCTTCAGGAGTTGCATGTCGATCGGGTTGTGAGTGATTGGCTCAAGTCCGACCTTCATGGCGTCGTCCAACGTCGGGAACGAACGCTTCTTCAGGAACGCCCCCGACCCTTGCAGTGGCACCTTCGATTGTCCGGCGGCTTTCGCAGCTTGTTCGGCCTCGGCCGCCGTCTTGGTGGACTCAATGCCACGCGACCATTCTGGGTAATTGCTGTAGATATGACCCATGTAGTCCTGAATGGCATTGGCGAGGTGCCCTTTGCCAAGGCTCTGCACTTTTGCCGTCCATTGGCCGATGACGTTATGCAGGGTATCGCTGACTTTCTGCAACTCCGGGGTCGGCTGCTTCTCTCCAGTTTCGTAGCGGCGCGTGAAATCGTCCTGCTGCTCCGTTGGTAGTTTGTCGATGGCGTCGCGGACCTGTCCAAGAGCGTGCGCTGCGATTCCGTAGGATTGTGCCAGTGTCGCGCCGTGGAAGCGCAGCATGGCTTCCTGCGTGCCGGCACCCTTTATTGACGATGGGCCAAACGCCGCTTGCACCTCGCCCATTGCACGAGCAATGCCCTTCTTGTCACGTAGAACTTCTGGCTGTTGCTGGATGGCTAGTTCGGGATCGCGCCGGGAGTAGGATGGCGCGGCATCCACCCCGACTTCCCCCGTCCGCCTCTCCCCCCGCATCACCGAGTCGAACACGTCATCCGCCGTCTTGAACCCCTCGCCGCGCAGCCATTGGCCGATGCCCTTGAGAAAGTTCAGCATCTTGTAATAGGGAGCCGGCGCGTTAACGCCGCGTGCCAAGGCTTCCTCGCCCATGCGAGCAATGGCTTCCTCGCGGAGTTCGTTCTGCCCATAGCCGCGCGATTTCAGATCGGCGCGGTTCGTGCCCTGTTTCAGCCAGCGATCAGCGCCGATTTCCAGCGCCCGACGTTCTCCGTTTCCGAGTAGCCCAAGAGCCGGGTCCATCAGAGCGTGAACGCTTTCGTGGAACAACTTCGCCGGCAGCATACCGTGGGGGGTATCCAACGCGAGGTCGATCATGGTGTGCGTATAGCGCCCATCCGCCGTGCCGTCCTGGATGCGATCGACCAGATTGAGCCCCACCTTGTCGGGGATGCCGATGGCGCGCATAGCGCGTTGGGCGGCGTCCTGTAGCCGCGCCTTGGCTTCGGGGTCGATCTCGCGAGGGGCGGCATCGGCATCACGACGATCCAACAGTCCGGGTTGCTTGGTTCCCTTCTCCGCGAACAATCCCTCGTTCGCTGGTTCCTGCCCGCTGCGTGGTCCGGCGGCATCGCGTGCCGCCTGCGCCTGGCGCGCCGTTGGTTCGGTGCCCAACAGGCCCATCTGCCTCGGGTCGGTGCGGATCGTCGGCGTCGGTTCGGGTTTCGGAACAGCCTCGCGTTCCGGTTCCCCGAACAACGACGGGCCGGTTGACGGGGGCAGTGGGGCGCGGCGGGAGAGTAGTGAGTTTCTTTCTCCAAAGTCTGGAGGCTCTTCTATGGGTGGGGGTTCGCGCATTGGGATCGCGGCGAAACGCGCTTTCATCGCCGCCAAGTCTTCTGGTGTATACGAGTGAGATAGCGGACGGATTGGAGGAAGCTGCCCTACCTCGCCTGCTTCGCCCGCAGGTCCGTTGCCGCGAATCTCAGTGCCATGTTGTACGCCTTCACCCGGTCCTCGCTGCTCAAGCGCCCGAACGGAGGCGAGAAACCGGGACGTGACCCCGGAGACGGATTTGCCGGCGGCAAGGTCGGTGGCCGCGGTGGTAAGGGCGTCCGAGACCGGGCCACGCTTGGTTCCGTCAACTGTGAGTTGGGTAAGGAGTCGGTCATTCTCTGATTTCCCCGCAAGGTTGCCTTCGCGCGTCAGCACGTTGCCGGCGGCGGTTAATGTGTCTTCGCCGTTCAGGGCGCCTTGAAACACAGCCCCGGCACGACGCAGCGTTTTCATGGCATTGTCGAGAACGCGAGCGCGCTGCGGGAACAACGATGTTGCCGTATCTTCGGCGCCGAACAGCGTTGTCTGCGCGCCCCGCAAGAACCCAGAATTGCGGGCGTCCTGCACCATGATGCGGGCCTGCTCGGCGTTGGCTGGGGGCCGCTTGGCGAGCAGGTCCATCGTGGCAATTTGTTCAGCGGGATCGGCGATCATGGCACCGACGAATGACGCATAGGCGTCCGGAACCGAACCAGCTTCCACCATTCCGAATGCGTCCGGTGACAGCTCCGCCAAGCCGCGCGCCTGAATTGCCAGCGCATTGTGCGGTGCAATATCCGGCAGGCTAAGATCGTCCGGAACCACCGACTTGCTCCGCAGCACTTTGGCGAAATCAAGCGCCGTTCCGCTACCCTCGGCAATGTTCTGATAGGCACCCAGCGCCTTCATGAAATCTGGCGAGTAGCCATCGGCTTCCCGCAAAATGCGCGCCGGAACCTGCACATCGGGTTGCCCGGCAGCCTTGGCGTCTTGAGCGAGAATGGTGCGCTGATGGCCGTTGACTGGACTGATCGTGCCGTCGTTAGCCTGCCATGCCGTTATGGGATTAGTGATGTTCTGATCCCACTTCGCACCAGCCAACGCGCCAGTTCCACCCCGTTCGTCCGACGCCTTGAACTGGAACAGGTCCGGCCTCAGCGTCAGTTGGTCGGGGGCCAGCATCGTGTAGGGCGATTTGGACTCTACTGGCGGCGCGGGTCGTGCGGGGGCTGCATCGCTCGCGGTCGGCGCAGGAGGAAGCGTACCCAGCCCATCCTCGGCTATAGGAGCCTCCCCCATGGGTGTGATTGGCGGCTTTTGTCCCGCCGTCACCAGATCGGCAAGGGGCTTCTCGGCTGCCGGTGCGTTCGGGGGCAGTTCTCCCGGTGGCGCTGGGGGCGGTGGCGTCTCATCTTCCGCCGCCGCCGCCTGCTCAGGTGTCCGCGCGCCACCGGCGACCGGCGCTGTCTCGTCGAGCATGTCCGCCACGCCCTGCCGTAATTCCGGCGATGCCACGGGTGCGGTCTTGGCGCCCATGCCCCGAATGGCAGCGTGTCCAGCAAGCGGAATGGCGGTGCTGACGGCAGACCCAAGATACGTTCCTTCCATGCCTTCGGTAAGCGGTTTCCCTTGCTCCCAATTTTCTACGCTGCGCTCAGTCATGCCAATGCCTGGCTGCACGCCAAACGCTTGGAACAAAAGGTTCTTAACCGGCCCCTCGAAGAACTTGGCACCGAAGGCAGCCCATCCGGCGGCGGAGAACAACCCGGCTTGCCCAGCTTGAGCCAACGTTGCGTCCCACGCCTTGTTCGGATCGGCGTTCGGCTTCTGCATTTCGCGGGCGAAGATCGGCGTCAACTGACCGAGTGCCGTAGCGGCTCCGGCCGCTGCTGCGCCACCAACAAGCCCCCCACCCTCGGGCGCCACGGCCTCTCCAGCGATGCCGCCCGCGATGCCGGCGCCGAGCGTCGATCCACTGGACGCCAGTTGGTACGTGATCTTAGGAAGCGCCTGACTGGGGTGCGCTATGTCGCTAAGGGTAAGGGGCTGCTGGTAAGGTTGCGGTGCATCGTCTGGTTGTTGCTGTGCCTTTCCTTTGAGGGTAGATGGTAGTCCGGCGAGGTTACGAACATCCTGCATGAATCCCGACTTTGCCGCCTGCCCCATGTTGGACAGAAATCCCGGTTCCTCCGGTGGCAAATCCTCGGCCTGCGCTGGGGGTTCCTTCGTGTTGATGGCGCGGGAGGGCGCGTGTTCTACCAACTGCGCCGTTGAAGGATCAAAAGCACTCTTTGCCGTAGACGGATCGAAGGACGATCCTCCGCCGTCTGTCACTAGGGTTGCTGTAGACGGATCGAAAGGCATCAGGGCACCGCTTGGAACTGGCCGCCTCGGTAAACTGCCTTGTTGCCGGCAGCGTCGGTATAGGTGCCTCCTTCAACATAGGACGGCGCGGCGGCAGGAGCCGCACGCGGCGCAATAACTGTCGGCGCCACGCGCGGCTGCGGTCTTCCTGTCGTGGCTCCTGCCGCGTTGTTCTGCTGAATCTGTTCCTCAGTCAGACCGTGGCTAATAGCCCAATCATGGGCGCGCTGGGTTTCTTGCAGCGAAGCGTCACCGTGCGTCATCTGCCATTGGTGATACTGGGTCATTGCATCCAGAGCGTCTCCCCTTAAATCCAAACCCTGCTGCGCCCTCGATGCTCGACCAGCAAAACCCTTCGCTGCTTCAATGGCGTCCGGCAGCGAGTAGCCCTGCCTCTGCAACTCCTGAACGTAAGTCCGCTCGCCCTCTGCTCCTGACATATGCCCAGCGGCCACTCGCATCATTGCAATCTGCAATGCCTGTTGCGTTTTGGCATTTGCATCCGCCGACCGCAACTGCGCGACGGCAAGTGTGTTGTCGTTCCGGTTGGCGCCGTTCTGCGCCATTTGCTGGCGGTAGTCATTCTGCCACTGCGCCTGCTGTTGGCGAATCTGGTCCTGCACCGCCAGTTGTCGCTGGCCCTGATAATTCTGCATGCCAGCTAAGCCACCAGAGCCGATATTCACCATGGCGTGCGGAGACTTACCCGCCATCATGCTGAGGCCGGCGGCAAGAAGCGCCTCGCCTACGTTGGGCTTGAACTGGCCGGTATCGGCATCGCGTGGCTGCTGGTTCTGTGATCCAAATCCACCTTGCTTCTGCACATTGATAATCGGATGTTGATCTGTCGGGGCGCCACCAGAAGGCGGAATCGGCGGAACTGGCGGCACGTCGTTCGCTGGGCCGAAGCCGCCGACGCTGGGCGTCCTCGCCGCGGCATGCCCCGACTGTCCCACACCGAACGGCATTGCCGATGGACGCGGATTGGCGTTGGCCGGGCCGGCGATGGGTTGATCCGGGTTCGGCATGTCATCCGGCTGCGGAACGTCATAGGGCCGATCCACGTCCGGCATTCCCACACGCGGCGCCAGGCCGCCATTCAGCCGAATGTCGTTGTTGTAAGTTCCCGGGGTGCTATGTGCGCCAGATGGAGCAGCAAAGTCAGAAGGAGTGAAGCCGGACAGATCACGCGACGGTGCTCCGCCGATGATGTCCTGTTGTTCGCTTGGCGACATTCCGGCAGCAGCCATGCCACGCTGTCCGGCAGCCGTATAGGCGGCGTGGGTAGCAGGAGAGTCGGAAGACAACGGCGCCATCCCCGCGATGGCGGCGGGCACGCCGCGCAAATCAACACTCGGGATATTCGGCGTCGCGCTGTCTCCAACACTCCCTAGGTCAGTCGAGACACGATCGCGTGCGCTGGGGGAAAGGTGTTGCCACATGGCGGCGACGGCAGGCGTCACATCAAAATTCGGGTCATAAGGATCGCCAACCGGCGCGCCCCCATCCGCGAACCCTTGCGCCGGCCCAAAACCCGCCTGTTGCTGCGCCTGCCCAGACGGCATCCCAGTGGGCACCGAAGGCTGCGCCGGATTGGACTGCGGGTTCATCTGGCGCATCCGCAACGCCCGCTGTGCCATGGACCCCTGCGGCGAGTTCGGGGATGCTCGCGAGGCCATCTCCTGCAACTGCTCGGTTGGCAGGCCGGAATAAGCCTGCGTCAACTGCACCATCGCCGGGTTGCCCCCGACGCTTGCCGTCAGCCCAGCCGGCGCCATCGCCGCCCCGCCATCGTCTCGGTGCAGTGGCATGAAGCCACCACGGGCGCGACGCGGGAACGGCACGTCGCCGATGCCGAGTTGCAAGCGGCGGGGAGCACCGAAGTCGATGGCGCCGCCGCGAGCCGCCAACCCATAACCAAAATCCGGAGTTGGAAGAGCGGCGTCCGACAAAGCGGCGTTGGTCGTATTCTGCATGCCGGACGACATGCCGAACAACGAGGACGCATCGTCTGGATTTGTACCGTTAAACCATCCGCCGATTTGGCTACCAAGGTTTTTCAGATCGCCGCCCAGCCCCTTCAGATCGCCCGATTTGCCCAAGGAACCCATGGCTCCGAGTTCGCTTTGCAGCGACGTGTCCTGTTGCGGGTGCGGTGCCTGCGGAATTGTGGACCCATGCGCCTGGCTGCTTGAACCGGACGGAATAAGAGAGATGGAAAAATCTGGCACGCCGGAACCGAAATTGGCACTCGACGGCGTTCCACCATCCGCAAGAGGGACAAATCCCCCAGCTTTGCGCCTCAGGGACTCTTGCGTTGCTTCGCGATAATCTACACCAAGCAACCCGCTGTCACTTTGATGCACCGCATCGGGATGATGCTTCTTGACGTTTTGCGCGATCAGGCCGATTTGAAAGTGAGGGTCTCCCTTGTACCGGAATCTATAGACGGGGGTTCCATCATTGAGCGAACCAACCTTCCCGATATCTGTCTTTGCTCTCTTGTCGGATAGCAGACTGTAGATTCCAGCGCCAGCAAGACCTAGGCCCGACCCCTGAGACAATATAGACGTCCCCGGCGATGTGGTGCTGCTCGTCCCGCCACTCAGGCTTCCGGTGCCCTCCGCAATGTTAGCCAGATAGTTGGTAGTCTGGAACGGATAAGCCTGCGCGGCAAGGTAGGACTCATATGGCACATTCAGTTCATTTTGCGCCTGGGTCTGCTGCGTTTGGCCGGCCGACAGCATGGAATTTGCGGCCGTTTCCCCCTGCGTCTGCGCCTCAGTTCCAAGGTTGCCCATCATCGCCGCGCCCTGCGAGTTCAACCACGCATTACTCTGCGCTGCGCTTGTCGCATTCTGGAAACCCGTGTTATTTAGGTTGGCGAGAGTTGCATTGTTCGCGGTAGCCTGTTGCCCACCAAGAACCGCCTGCGCCACACCCTGCCGATCACCACCGAACGCTCCCGCCGACGCTGCATTGCCGGCCAGTTGGTTCTGTTGGATAGCATCCTGATTATTCATCTGGGCCGTCGTGGCGTTGACGACCTGTTGGGTATAGGGACTTTGATACTGCGAGACAGTGTTGCCGAAGTTTTGTCCGTTCAAAGCAGTCGTCGAGTTAGTCACATCCTGCGAGGCTTGGTTGATGAAAGGCTGGCCGGCGTTCGCTGCCGTGTTGACGGCGTTGAATCCCTGCTGCTGCATCGGCGTGAAGCCGGCAACAGTCGAGCCCGAGTATGGCTGGTAAGGCTGATTGGCGACGTTCTGCGCCTGATTATAGACCTGTTGATAGTTGGCAAGCACCTGGGCAGGAGGCCCGCTACTGGTGGTGGTCGTGTCGCCTCCGCCCTTGAACCGACGAAATTCCGGCGCAGCGATCAGTCCGGCCCGAAGGTGTTGGCGCTTGGTGTGCATTACGCAGTTCCCACCTGGCTAGGCCACGAGTCGGTGCCCCCGATCATGAACGAGGCGCCGACACGGCGACCGAAGCGAGCGAACAACCTTTCCTTGCCGGGGAAGTCCTCTTTTGGCATCAAATTGAGAACCACTGGCAACTTTGTCTCCTGCTCCCACCACTGAGCAAATCGGAACAGCCTAGCGGCATGACGAGTCCGACGATGCAGAGGATGAACATAGATCAGCATCTCAGTAGAGTAGTAGTTGCTTGGCTTGTCCGTCGAGTACCAGCGGCGCTCAGGTGTCAAAGCGATCACGGCCTCAATGCGCTCCGGCCCATCCACCAGCGCGATCACGTTTCCGTCGCCTACGCATCCCTTGGCGATGGCGTCGCGCACCCGCTCCGGGTCCATGTCGCCGTAGCCATTCTCGGCGTGAGCAACGGCGAAGATGGCGAACAGACGATCTTCGTCGCCCTGCTGCGCCATGCGGATGCATTTGGGGAAGGCGGTCATGCCGCTGCCGCCTTTCGAACCGTCGGCGCACCATGAATGAACAGGCCTCCGATTGGTGTTGCCTGCCGACCATAGAGCCGCATCTTCGCCTCAGTCCGCTCGGGGTGCAGAACCTCGAAGATCACAGGCATGCCGGATAGCTCGCCAAACCATTTCGCGAACTGCGCCAGATGAACGGCGTGCGTCGATTTTCGATAGAGGGGAGACACGTAATGAAAGAATGCCCGGATGTATGGCTCGTTCGAGTTCCATGGTTCAGTTGGAAATAGCCCGATCGCACCCTCAAGGATGGATGGCCCCACCACCACACCGAACACTGGTCGCGGCGGAGGGCCGCCCATCGTCGCCATTCCGATCACATCGCGCACCTTATTGTCATCGCGCGGACCAAGGGACCATTCCTCATCGGACTCGCACGCCAGCGCGAACAGCAGTTCCTCGTCACCGTGGCGGGCAAGCCGAACGTCGGCGGGCTTCTGGGTCATCGAACGGGTCCCGGCAGCGCCTTCGTCTTTTTCACGATCTCACGCCGACGATCCAGTATCCAAGCATCCACGGCGTCATGCCCTTTCTTGCCTTGGTAGGTAACGCGCTGCACTTCGTCCGGTGAAAGAATCCACTCGCCACCCGCGACAATGCACTTTACGCCGCCGTGTTCAGGGGGCACGCTGCCCTTAGCGATGCGGATGGAATGCCCCTCAAACTCAGGATCGCCACCGCTAGCGAAGTGCTGACCTATCGCCGCCGGAGGACGGGGAATCGTCGAGTGAGATGGGCCGCGAGGAAGCGAGATGCCACCCGGACCGGAGCTCAACGCCATGCTCATCGCGTGGGCGCCAGCCAAGGTGTTGCCCTGGCCCAACCCGCTCATTACATCGGCCGGAATGACATGCGACCCTGCCGCAACACTCATAGGAACATTGTCAGTACGCCCCGCCCCAGCCGTGTGGATCAAGCCAGACGGCGCATCCATCCCCCGCGCCGCACTCCGCACGTACCACGGGGCCATCTCCGATGATGTCGGCACACCGCCCTGAGCGTAGCCGATCCTGCCACCGCGGTGCTGCGTGCCGCCGCCATTTTGAGAGAACATTTGGTTAAATGCGTCTATCGCGGCCTGCCCAGGATCGACGGGCGCCGGGGATGGATTGGCGGACGGCGTGCCCGTGATGGGTAGCCCCCGCTGGGCATAGGTCTGTAGCGCCGCCTGGGTGGGCTGTGTCAGTGCCCCAGTGTTGAGGTCCATGCCGTAGCTACCAACCTGGGGAACTGGCATGAGGCCGCTGGAAAGAACGCCCGATGGCGAGGTGGCATAGGTCGGGGCCGTCGGGGCCACGGCCGCCGAGGGAGCGCCGGTCGAGCCGCCAGCGGCCCGTCGCTTGGCATAGCGATCGGCAGTTGCCAACGCGGCAGCAATCGCCTGGCGGCGTGGATGGTTCTTTTTTTCCATCTCCTGGATGTTTCTTCCAATGGCTGCACGACTGCCGGATTTTTCTAAGGGCATTCTCGCCTCACGATGTCACCTGGGCGCCAGACGAAACGGAGAACCACGCGCCTGTTACATTATAACATACCACGACTCCCGTCCCAGCGCCAGAACTCTCTCCAGGCTTGCGCCCGTTCACAGCATAGGAGAGACTGCCAATACCAGAGGTTATCGGTAGCGCCGCCACGGCATAAGATGGCAAAGGGACTGGGCCGCTTCCTTTGATGGCTTGCACAAGCGCTGCCAGCACCTTTGTCTGGTCCTGTAGAGACGCGATAATACCACTCATGTCGGTAGCCATCAAATCCTCCCGTCCGGAGCATATCTATATCGCAGCGCGCCAAGACGATTAAACGTGCCCATATCAGACCACGATGCACCGATTGCCATTTGGCGCCCCCGCGCCCGCAGCGGAACAAACGGGGTCGTGGTCGTCACGGCAAACGGGCCAATGGCAGCAGCCGGTTGGTTCGGATATAGCGCCGAGTAAACCGTGTAGTTGATCGCCGGATTTCCAAGCGTGGTCGAATCCGGGATCAACAGGTCAACGAATACAAAATCCTCGCCTTCCGAAAGATCAAAGTATCCGGTTTGCCAGCCGCCGATCATCGCGGACCCATTCGCGTCGTAGCCGATTTCGTGCTGTTGGAGCAACCCCGAGTAGTCTGCCCCTACCGGATTACCGATAGGTGACTGCCCAACCCACGCCGTTCGCTGATACTGGCTGGACTGGCCGTAATCCCAAACCTGTTCCACGTAGTTGAACTTCAGATAGGCCATGGGGGACGATGGAGAATAAAGCGGAGAGGTTACGGAAATGGGGAAATGCCACGCCATTTCATTAAACAGAGAATTTATGGCACAATGAATTTGATCGAGTTGCGCAGTGTCCACGTTGTTGATGAAGAAGTCCCACACTGAACACTCGATTGGGGTCACGCCGCCGCCCATCGAATAGGTGAAGAACCCGCGCGTCGATAGCCATATCACAAAGCTACCAGCAATACCAGCCGCACGTTGCGCAATGATACCGCAGCCCGTGGCGATGCGATTGAACGAGAATACGAACGGTAGCCCTTGGTAAGTCATCGCTGTCACGTCAACATCGGTCCACAGCAGCGCGCCGAGGCCGACCGCCAGCCCCGCCATCAGTCTGTTGCCAGTAGCCACCTGATAGGAGCCGGCCTGGTTCGTGGCGCTTGCCGTCCAATCCGTGAAGTCCCCGGCATCGCACCACCGCGCCAGCAACGGCTCCTGAGTGCCGCCGATCTCCGCCCCGATGGCAACAATAATCTGGATTTGTGGCATGACGAAAATGGCGGTGCTGTAGAGCGGCGCATTCGGCATCACGACGGCGGGAGATTCAGCGGGGGGAACCCAGTAGTAGATGCCTCCATCCGACGGACTGGCAACGAGATACGCCCCCCAATGATCCAGCGACCATTGCCGTAAAGGCTCAATTATCTGACCAGTACCGCCTTCGCCATAATCTCCGGCTCCGTAATCGCCGATGCCATACCCGGCCGTTGCCGTTGCAACTACATACCCGGTTGGCAACAGATATGTTATTTGTGCATTTCCGCCATTCTCAAAGGCCGACGTCGATGCGTTTGCAGTCGTGTCGGCCGTGATGACAAAGCTATTGGCATCTGTCCACGACGTAATGCTATAGGTTCCGAAAAGCACTATCGTTGCAACTGTCGTGGAGACGTTTACATCGAACAAATTACCAGCAGAAAGCCCATGATTTGCCAGTGTAACCGTTACTAACGCACTTCCATTAGTCGTAGTAAACTGCGGAACTGCCCCCCCATTCGTTACATTTGACGTTGCCGCAGGAAGTCCCCATACCGTATAGTGAGTTCCATCTATTACCTCGACAACCCGGTAATATCCACTGCGTATTGTGCCTCCGACGCTTACCTGCGTCTGTATGTTGATCCAATCACCTGCATTTGGACCGTATCCGGAATCCTCGATTTCAACAGATATCGATCCCGCCGTTGTGCTGAATGCTACGGCTGGATTTGTCGTCTGCACAACGGGCGTGACGTCGAAAAGCGTACCGCCGATCAGTACCTCAAGACGTTGTTCGGTGCCCACCGCCATATAGGGATTGCCAGTTATGTCCGCCCAGCCATGAAGAGCCCGCGCTGTTCCGATGAATGTCTGTGTCGTTAGCGCCCGCCATCCACCCAGCTTTTGGACGAGTCCAGAATAGAATCTTATAAGATTGCATGAAGTAAGGTTTGTCTGGTTAAGAGTTGGAGTCCTCTCTAGGTTTACCCCTGGTTGAAGTTGAAGTTTGCGGTATGGCACGTCATGCCCCCACAAACATGAGTACGGCCGCCGCCATGCTCGGCTGAATGTTCTGTGAAGTTCCGGTTAACGCAGAGGTGACGGTCGCCGATGCGGTGATGTTGGCTGTGCTGGTCGTAATATTGGCATACCCGGTATTGACACTGAAGGAACCGGGGGTCGGCGATCCCTGTGGAAGACTATAATTACCTCCATCCCCATTATTTATCGGCATCACATGTGTATGCCCAGTGTCCTGGTGCGTATGTCCGCTGTCAGTCGCGGTCACGGCTGCCGACAGCGTATCTTTCTGCGCCAACTGACTTCCCCCGATATTCAGCGCAATCGTCGGATCGAAGCCAGTCACGGCTTTCGTCAGCAGCCCCGGACTTGTCGCGCCACCCATGCCATCCAGGCCAACCAACACTACATCCTGCGCATTCGGCATATTGTAGGTGGATGAGCCGGTGTACCCCGGCTTCCACGATGCGGCAAGACTCTGCGCGATCACAAAAACCCAAAACGGATCAGTTTGAGGGCGCGTCTGACCATTACAGAGTCGCCAACCATTCCCCTCAATTCCTAGCGCCGAATATTTCATGTCGCCATACTGCAATCCGGCCGGTGGAGTTGACGCCCCCACCGCCCCGATCAGAACGACGTTGGTTGCCCCATCCGCTTTATACCAGTAGTATTTTCCGTCTGGAGGAACGGTCGCCGTCGTGCCGGCGCCTGCCGTCAGGACCACGCTGAAGCCGCCGGTCGTGCTGTTCTGCGCCCAGCCTACCTTCGGCACGTTCGGCAGGTTAACTGTGCAGTTTCCCGTTAGTGCCCCAGTATAGGACTGTGCGAAAGGCCGTGCCTGATCCGCCGAACCATTGGCGGTTGTGAGCGAGTATGACAACAGGCCGTTGATACTGACTGTTGCAGTATCGGTTATCGCGGCTTCGAGGAGAACCAGATTTTCATTGAGAATATCCCCCCATGCGTTTTTTACGCTCGGGTCGCCGGGCTGGGGTTCTGCCAATCTCAGGGATTGTGTGTACGTAGTCGTCATTGGTTACGTCCTCGGGCCAGCTATCGGGGTCGGGGCCTGGGCCTGCCACCCCTGACCTTGGAACTTTTTCCTCGCTTCCTCCACCTGCGCGCTTTGTAGCAGGCGCTTGTATTCGGCGGACCAAGACATTGGCATTTGCGGACTATCCGTCATGGCCCCAAAATTATGCGTATACCCGCTCCAATAGATCATCGCTGCTGCCCACGCCAAATCAGGCAAGTTCTGCCATATGAACGTCGTCGGGTTGGCCGCCGACATCGGCGTTTGCCGTTGGGTGCCATATCCCGAAAGCACATAGGCGGCGTCCGGCGCCGGACCGAGAAGAACCTGAATGCCCGGGGTCCATCCCGTCGAAGCCATCGCCGAACCTTCGGTGACGAAGTAGAGCGGAGGGCCGTTTGCGGCGCCGGCAAAGACGGTGCGGATGTAATCGGAGCTAGCTGGCGTTACCGGAATATCGTGCGGACCATAGTAGAGCATTTCCAAAACAACCACCGCGCTCGGAACAGCCTGCGTGTTTACCCCGATAGTGGTGTTTCCTAATTCTATGTCACCATGCAGGGATAAGAAGTCTAAATCGCGCTGGATGCTCGTCTCAACATAGTCGATTGAGTTCGGAAGCATAACTTGAAAATTACTGTCCGTCACCAGCGATGGTATCTGCGTCACCACAGCGGCTTGATAGGATGCGTAGGTGAGTCCGGTGCTCATTTTCCCGTTTCCTCCGCCTTCTGCGCCGCCATCTGCTGCTGGGCCAGTGCGATCAGTTGCTCGGCCAGCGCCTGCCCCTCCGCGAACTGCCGCCGGCGCCGAAAATCCGCGGAAAATGGCTGGCCGCGAGGCGCGCCACCCAGCCATGCCTCTCGCCGGCGATAGATGACGCAGCCGTAGGGGGTACCCATCAGTAACAAACCGCGATGATCGGGTGACCGGCGGTTGGGGCCACCGCACTGACGGCGTTGCTGATCTGCCGCGAAATCCGATACGACTGGCCGGGCAACAGCGGGAGCGAGGTTCACGCTGTAGGTCTGCGTGTCCATGCCGGTCTGGGTGCCGTGGGCGCGAACTATCACGCCGCCCGAGGAGATCAGTCCCCAGGGCGACGGCAGGCCGATCGTCGCCACCATGCCGCTGAAGGATACCGTCATCGCCTCGGGGGCCGACAGGCCTGGACCAGCCCAGGCGGCGGTGCCAAGTGAGGCGAACGTGCCTGATACCAACGCGAAGGCAGGGTTCAATCCACCAGGAGCGCTGGCGTCGAGAAACTGTGGATCTGAAAACAGTGGATACTTCATCGCACACTCACAACGCTTTACCGGATCGCCTACTTGAACTCGAAGATCAGCATGCCGCCCGGGGAGCCGTTGGTGCCGTTGGCGCCGCCGGCGCCGTAGCCACCCCAACCCATGCCGGCCCCGGTTATGCCGGGCTGCCCGTTGCTGCCGTTCCCTGACTGGCCCTGGACGAGCGCCTGCCCGACGCCGCCTGCGCCGCCACCGCCGCCAGGGCCGCTGTCGTCGTCGGGGGCCGGCCCGGCCGACCCGCCACCGCCGCCGGAGACGGAGGCGAGCGAACCCAACGACGTGCCGCCGCCGGGGCCACCGGCGACGGGGTTGCTATTGGTCCCGCCCGTTCCCCCGGCGCCGATCGTGACGGCCTGGCCGCTTCCGATCTGCGCCGCGGTCAGGGTGGTGATGCCATACTCACCGCCGCCGCCGGGGGCACCAGGACCGAAGCTGCTGCCGTTGGCCGTCCCGCCACCACCGCCCGCGCCACCCCAGAAGTAGACGATGGCGTACTTCAGGCCGCTCATCGGTGTGTACGTGAAGCTGCCGACGGTCCGGAACGCCTGGAGATTCAGCCCGTTGATGCCGCCCGCGGCGGCGAGGGCCGCCATCGTGGCGACGGTGGCGTTGTTGGTCCCCGGCGCCTGCGTCGTGGCGGTCGTGCCGCTCGGCAGCACCAGCGTCCCGGTGGCCGCTTGCGCGCCTCCGGCGGCTCCCGTCCCGGTCAACGGTGCCGTCGTCGCGACGCTCGGCAGGGCGGTGTTGATGTTGGCCGTGGTCGCGAGCGTGCCGCCGCCGGTTGGCGCCAGCAGCGTGCCGCTGATGGCGCCCGTCACGGGCTGGACCGTCAGCGTGCCGCTTGTCGCGTTGCCGAGCGTGACGCTGCCCAGCGTGCCGCTTGCGCCGAGCGTCAACGCGCCGAGGTTGACCGACGCGTTGGCCGCGGTGCCGCAGCCCCCGGCGCCGTTGTTGTAGAGCAGGAGGCCGCTCGTGGCGCCCACCACTGTGCAGCCTCCGCCGCCCCCGCCGCCAAGCGCGTTCGCGACGAAGGCCGTGGAGGCGATCGACCCGTTGTTGGTCCCCGGCGCCTGTGTCGTAGCGGCGGTGCCGTTTGGAAGCGTGACCGCGCCCGCCAGATTGGTCGCCGTCGTGGCGTTGCCTGAAAGCGAGCCGACCAAGGCACTCCCGAACGTCGTCGTTCCCGTCACGCTGAGCGTGCCACCGATGGTGGCGTTGCCGGTGACACCCACGTTGCTCAAGGTGGTGTTGCCGGTGACACCCAGGCCGTTGGCGATGGTCGCGCCGCCACTCAGGGTGGTCGCTCCGGTGACACCCAGCGTGCCGCCGACCGTGGCGTTGTTGGTGGTAGTGCTGGTGCCGGCGGTGAGCGTATCGGTGGTCGTGCCGCCGGTGACTGCCGCGCCGCCGTTCAGGCGGCTCAGGCCGGTGACACCCAGCGTGCCGCCGACCGTGGCGTTGCTCAAGGTGGTGTTGCCGGTGACACCCAGGCCGTTGGCGATGGTCGCGCCGCCACTCAGGGTGGTCGCCCCCGTCACCCCGAGCGTGCCGCCGATGGTGGCGTTGCCGCTCGTTCCAAGGGACGAAAGCGACGTTGCCCCAGTCGCCGCGAGTGTTCCCCCCACCGTGGCGTTACCCGTCACCCCGAGCGCGCCGCCGATGGTGGCGTTGCCCGTAACAGTTGCAGACCCAAATGTAGGATTGGCAAACACCGTCGAAAGCGGCGTAATCCCTACCGAGTTAGGGAACAGCGAGGGTCGCCATGTCAACACATAGTCACTCGGTTGCGAAGACGACATCAAAGGTAGGCACCCAACCGAACCGGCGGGAGATTGCGCCGGGTCACATGCCCAAACGGATGCGGGGAACGCCAATGCCGCGAGAATGACAAGGATTTTCATTGAGTCTGCACCACGATAGTTAGACCAGAGATGGTCGTGAAGTAGGTTATAGCAGATTGCGCTGCCAACCCGATAGCCGTGTAGGACGAACCCGGGGCATAGAACACGGTATCCTGCTGAATTGGATCGGCGATACCACCCAGTGCGTTGATGAACAATCCGAAGGATGGCGGCATAGCAAAGTCCACGCTCTGCCGTGTCGGATCAGCGGTCAGCAGCGTGCCATACGTGCCCGGCATCGCCATGATCGGGTTGCCGTAGCCGTCGAGGATCAGGTTCCCGTATCCGTCCCGCAACCACACGGCCGGCGTGCAAGCCGTCGTAGTCACAACGACGGGACGGCTCCCCATGTCGCTCATGTCGGGGCGAGGGTCGCGGATCGGCAACGGGTCGGGGGGAACGGCGTATGCCCTCAACTGCTCGCTAGGAACATCTTTACAACGATTACAAACCAAAATTCTTAGGTTTTTAAGTTGGTTTCCGCTCCATTGAAACTCCCACTGGAGGGCTGATCTATCGCACCGGAAGCCGCAGCGGTCGCACACCGCCCAGGCGCTCGGAGCCCTTGGGTTGAGTGTTGCCCTGCCTCGCGCTCCTGAAGGAAAACCCCCCATCACATTCTCGTATATCGGCCAAGGCCCAGCGAGATATACAGCGGCACTGACTCGGATTCACTTCCTTGCGCCCGCCCGTACGAAGCCCCGGCCACAGACGAAAGCTGCGCGTAGCGATCCGGCGCATAGGACAGCGCCAGTTGGGCGGCAAGAGCATCGGCGAAGGGACCAAGCATCCGGTAGGGCAGCGAGGTGGCAGATGCGCCGGACGTTGCCGCGTCCTGGTCCCGATACACCCCATAGTAGTGCAGGACATACGAGGCATTGCCGTCCGGCGTCGGATAGAGGGAAACCACCACTGGCTCGGTGCGATCGGCCCAGAAGACGGTCGGGGGCGCTTGATGCGCCTTGTTGGGGTAGCTGGCAAATTCCGAGCGCGATACCGGGTAGATGATCCGGTCGGTGCTGGTGCCCGCGTAGGTGACGGTCAGGTAGCAGTCCAGGACCAGCAGCAGGTTGGCCGGCAGCACGTAAGATGCCGTGCCCTGAACGATCGACACGCTGGCGAGTTGGACCTGCCACAACTGAGGTTGATCCACTGACCACCCGGAGAATACCAAGTTCGCCGCCATCGCCACGTCGGCCAGGTGCCCGACTGTGATCTCAGGGCGGCGGACACCAACGCGCCCCAGCGCAAAAGCGCCGAGGCTACCGAGGTCTGGATTCCAATTGGTTGTCACCGGGCGCCGACTCCTTGTGGTGCGGCGAGCAGCACCCCTACCTTGAACTTTGCCCCTGAAGGACCGCGAAGCGCGCGTTGCCGCCGGATAGCGCAGATACTACCACACGCAACCCTCGGATGGGAAACGAGTAATAGCCGCCAGCCGAAACCGTCGTGGTGCCCCCAAGCGTCAAGTCTGGCAGCCAGATCGGTGTCCAGGCCGCGCTGCCGTAGTGGTCGATCTGCTGATTCACGTCATCCAGCGTGTAGGACATCGTGTAGGTAGCCGACGTGCCGGCGGCGAGTTCCACGGCATAGGACAAGTTGAACGGCGACTGAATCCAGTCCGGGTAGAAGGCGAAGGTGCCGGTAGCCGTGATGAGCGTGTAGGACGGTTTTGCCACCTAGCCCTCCTTTATGCCCGGAAACTTGGCATGGACCTTCCGGCGCACTTCATATTTCTCCGCGGCGGTTCCGTGCTGGGCCACGCGGGCGAGGGCATTTCTGCCGTGTTTTTCGTCGGGAATCGGGTATGACCCCGAACCCTTTCCTTCTGGCCCATTGCCGTGCCCTGGCAACGCAAAGTCCCTGCCGGGCAGTTCACGGCGATCCTCGGCGGTCAAGCGGCCTCCGATCTTCCGTTCCGGTCCCGTCAGTGGCTCATGAGAGCCATAGTCTGGCGGAGGAAGGTGCCCCGGCCGATTGACGCTGCCCCCGCGGGCGCGGCCTTCCACGGCGTCAAGACGCCGCTTCTTGGCCGCCTCTACGAGATGGAGCGCCGGGTGCGTCACGGCACTGCCGGCGGCACAGTCGGCGGAGCCGGATACGGTTCCACCAGCGGCCCAGAAGCCGGCAGGGGGGCCACATAAGGCACATACGGTGGCGCTACATACGGAGCCGGCTCAGGCACCACAGCCTTCGCCGGCACGCTCGCCAGGTCCTGCATCGCCTTCAGGAGCACGGTCGAGGTGATCGTCACCTCGGCCTCGTTGAAGAGCTTCTGCATACCGCGGCTCACGAGGTTGTCGCTGGTCGTGATGATGTTCCACCGGCTCTTCGCCGCAACACACTCATCCAACATCCATGCTGCCACGTCGGCGACGACATCCTTGGAAACTGAGTCCCACGTCACCACGGGGTCAGTCATCTTCACGATCCTCCTTGTCGCCGCGGCTCATGCCTTCGACTGGCTCCAAGTGTGCAGCCGAACTCATCGGATGGCTGTCGGCGCCGACGCTGCCACCGGATTTGCGACCAGGACGGTTCTCGTGATGCTTCGGGGCGTGGCCGGCAACCATGGTCGGCATCTTGCCCTTGTGCATGATGGCGCCACCGCGCTTGCGGCGCTCGGCTTCCTTCTCGGTCTCGGACCCGACGCCGGAGTACACCTCTTCCTTGGGGGCCTTCTCTTCGATCTCGCCGCCCTTGGCGCGGACCTTGCCTCCCCGCTTGCGCTCTTCCTCGATCTTGCCGCCGCGCTTCCGCTCTTCGGCGTCGTGACGTTCTCTGCTCATCGTCCTATTCCTTTACTGTCTCAGAGGACCAGCGAGATGCCGCCGCCAGGAGCGGAAACAGCACTCATGTTCATGTAGACGCTATTGCTCGGGGTCGTCTCCCAAGCCGTGATGCCGAACGCCGTGCAGCAATCAAGCAACACACCGCCTCCGGCCGCCGCGTTGACGTTAAGTGCCTGAGCCATCGCCGAACCCGCCGACTTGATCGAACTCAGGAAGATGCTGTCCCGAATCACGCACTCGCGATCGATGCCGCTGGCGCCGATCAGGATATGGCTGGAAGCCGTCCCGCTACCGCCAAGATCGGCTTGGAACGAGCAGTTGTCGAACAGCATCCGAGGTGCGCCGCCCTTGATCTCCAGCGTGTAGTTGGTGGCGTTACGAACGGTGGTGTTGGTGCCAAATACGCAGTGATCGAAGGTCGATTCACCGACGTTGTTGTTGAACACGAACGCCCGGGCTCCGGTCAGGTTGGCCGTGCCGGTCGTGGTGGTGGTGTCACCGAAGCCCAGGAACTCGCAGTTAACGTAGTTGTTTCGGCCGCCATCGTCTTCCCAGTTGATGAGCGCCCCGGCTGTGTTGCTGAACCCGTAGAACGCCTGGAGGTTGGCGAACAGGCAGCCCGAAGCCGTCACGCTGACCAGCTTGTTGAAGCCGGCGGTTCCGGCCAGAGTGGTAAGTGGCGCGAGGCGCGCTCGCTTGCCATAGAACGAGCCGTTGCACAGGCCGATGAGGTGGGTCTGTCTCTTCGACCACACCAGCGTCGCACCCTGGTAGCAAGAACCGGCACCAGAAGTCGCGCCGCCGCCCTGAAACAGCACCACGTCGTCATTGTCGGCAACTGCCTGCGCGTGCGCCTGCGCGAGCGTAGCGAACGGCGAGTCAGCCGTGCCGGCGTTGCCGTCCGACCCGAAGACCGGATCAACGAACCAGTAGTTCCCTGTAAAAACAGGCAGGCCACCCATCCCCATGGTGGGGACGCCGTTGACCTCCAAGCCGCTCAGATGGGAAATACCCATTACGCACTCCTCTCCATTTGCACCACGTTCGAGGTGCGGTTACGCTCTAGGTAGGATGCCGCGGCACGAAGGCGCGCGGGGGAGTCGCCAAGAAGACCAATGGCGGTGTTGCAGTCTGAACAAAGCAGGCCACGCACGGCGTTCGTCCCGTGATCGTGGTCAACAGAAAGCCAACGCACAACGCCGTTCCGGGTTGCCGTCTCGGGCTTCTGGCAGATCGCGCAGACGCCGTTCTGGACAGCGAGCATGGCGTCGAAGGATTCGATGGTCATGCCTTCATAGCGACGAAGCATATTTTTCCGATTGGCCTCTGGGTGGCGCCGGTGGAAGACCGCATTGGCCTCCTTCATCGTCCGTCCAGCACGAAGGTTGCTGATGCGGCAATCCCCCGGGGTCTCATTGTCGAACATGACCTTACCAAGCGGCCATTCACCGTAGTGGTGTAGCCACGCAAGCCGCTGCGCCTGATGGTCGCAACCGAAGATGTGGATGACGCGATACCCGCGCATCTGAACGTTTCCGGCAGGCTGCCCCTTGATGCGCCCACTACCGCTTTCGCGCCACGTAAAGATGCCGGTCAGGGGGTCGTAGTTCAGCAGTTCCCGCAACGTATCGGCATTCAGTTCGCCGGCCCGTTCGCGCAGGTCCGCTTTGTAGGCGCGGCGAGATTCGGTATCCTTCACACGCTCCGAGTTCGGAACCGACAGCCGAAGATTGCTGATCCGAACGTTGGTCGTGTCGTCGTCATTGAACCGAAGAACCGTCGTCGGCCACTCGCCATGCATGTAGAGCCACGCCAGGCGAGCGGCTTGGTACACCTTGTGGTCGATAATGACTTCCCAATGGGATGCCTTCAAACGACCCGCCAGGCGCCCGGCCAACCGCTGACTGCCCGCCCGGCGCCATGTGAATACCCCGGTCTCGGGGCTGTAGTCCAACATCGCCTGAAGCTGTGCCTGATCCAACATCCCACTCTCTACCACTTCATGCGGAGGATTCCGCATGTCATGGTCCTCTATAGCACCATTGAGGGTGGGATGCAAGGTCATTTTATTCTGCTTAATTCCAGCTAAGTCCTTCAAGTTGCTGGGGTTGATCCAAACAACGCCCTCGGGTTGTAGTATCCGGTGAAAAATCGGCTATACCCTTTTACCAGAAGGTTGTCTGTAATGAAATCAATCTCCATGCTCATCTCAAACGGCTCGCGTTCGAGGAAGATGAGGCCGGGGATGGTGGTGAGCACGAACCAGTAACTCGGAGAAGTCAGGAAGTCCAACACCTCGTAACCGTCCGGCAGACTGCCGGTGGCACGCATCGCGTTGGCGTCGTTGTCGGACGTGCCGGGCCGCAGCGTGGTGTGCCACAACCGGGCAGCGATCCACTCCAGGGCCGGCGGAACCAGCAGCTTCTTGCCGCGGGCAAAAATCTTCAGGTTCGCCTGGTCGCGGAAGTTGACGCGGACGTTGGTCAACGCCTGAAGGAGCGATCCTTCGTTGAGGTCAAGCTGCGTCGAGAACGTGTTCGCGTAGGTGCCGCCGTCGATCGGATGCAGCGTGGAAAGCAGCGCCACGCCATCGCCGCCGACGTTCGGGTTGTAGGTAGTCGCCGAGTTGAGCACGTTCGCCGAGTAGATTTCCTCGGCCTGCTCGAAGCTGTTCTGGAGGCCCAGGTTCGATGCCGGGAACTGCGACTCGTACAGGTTATCGGCGATGGCCTTGCGAGTGATCGCGTAGCCAAGACCGATTTCCCACGCCTCGTGGTTGAAGATGAACCGCTCGCCCGCGTTGTTGTCCATGGCGGTCGCGCCGCCCTCGAACTTCAACTGCGGCAGGCTGACGTAGCGGGCCTCGGCGGTGCGCTCGATGCCCATCTTGGACACGCCACGCTCCAGGTATTTCGGCCACTGCCGAGGGATCATCTTGTACTTGCCCTCGATGCCCCGCAGCCCGGGACGGGTCAAGTCGTAGAGGGCCGCAACATTGATTGCCATTTTCTATGCCCTCTTTCAGATGCCTGCCGCGCCGCCGGCGCGAACCGTGTAGTTCATCTTCACGACAGCCCAGTTGTAGATCGTCGTGTTGTCGGCGCCGTTCTGCCCCGGAGGAGCGAAGGTGCTGTAAAGATCGACGATCTTGAACGGCAACGTCGCGGTGACGGTCATGTTGTTGTCGTCGATGCAGTAGCTGCTGATGCCCGTCGCGGTATTGCCGCCCGCACCCGCCACCCACTGCACGTTTTCGCCGATATTAGTCAGGGCAATCGGGTTAGTGGAGGTGCCAAGTTCGGCGGCCAAGAACAGGGTATCCGGGTCTTGGATGACGAACGCCGTCACCACCGTCGCGGAATTGGTCAGCGCCACACCGGGCCAGTACTTGCTCTTGATCGGCAGCGCGGTAAGAGGGGTGTTGGTGGTGTATTCGCATCCCCAGAAAATGCCCGCAAGGGGCGCGGTCTGGTCCGAGGCGAGGATGATGTTGCCCGAGGAGTTGTAGGCAACGGGGTCGCCGCGGAACATGGCCGTGGCGTAGTTGTAGGCAATCGTTACCCTGGTCAGACCGAAATTCGGGGTTTTCCCAGAAACGCTGCCGTACGGCTGAAAGCCGAACTGGAACTGGACATTCGCCACGCTGGCGGTCTCCTGATCAGGACCATTCCTGCGCCCCGAGCTTCGGGGCCAAGCGATCCAAGGGAGACCGCCATCGGCGCGATGGCGGTTGCCTATTTAGGCATCGAGCACCTTATACCCATTCCTGACGGGGGTCAAGTGTCTTTTTTAGACGAGTTCAAGCCACTCCCCACCGAGTTTCAGTCGGCACCGAAGGCTTTCGTCGAGCCACATGCACTCCGCTTCTACGACGGCCTCTGACCCGCGCCGGTGTAAACCGGGGTGCCAAAGCATGATGATCCTGTCAAAGCGGCTACCAACCAAACCCTCCGCCGGATGGATGATCCGGCATCCCGGCCACAGGATTCTCACGGCACCGTCTAGGTGAGGCAAACAAACGACGGCTGTTTGCATCTACTCCACCATGATCTCCGTAGTCCCGGATTCTCGACGAACCACCGGAACCGTGCTTCGGCTGGCGTCGCGAGGGCCGGTGCCGGGCGGCGCATAGATCAACTGCGAGTTCATGTCGTCCACCCGCTGCTTTGCCTGCCGGGCCGCCAGTTGGCGCTTGATCCGATGCACGCGATCGGGGATTTCGTACAGCATCATGCCGTCAACGATGATCGGGCCTTTGGTGCCCGGGGGCATGTAGAGACCATCATGGCGTTCGGCCGGAACCGCTCGCCAGCCGCCGCGTTCGGCATCGGCCGTTCGGGAATAGGCCGGCTGGCCCAGCACCTCGCACGTCACCCACTGATAGGCCATCCCATCGGGGATGATGTGCTTCGGAACCGCGTACTTGTCGGTGTCGGTTTGCTGAGAGAAATAGGTCTCGATCTCGGAATCCGACATGGTGTCGAAGTCGGGACCGGCGTGCAGGGATTTGTGAAGGGGATCGCGCGGGGTGTCAAGACAGGGCATTGTTATTGTTCCTCACCGACGACGATATGGATATTCGCCGCAGGCGGCAAGTCGTGATTTTTCCGATGCGTAGTCCGCAGGATCGACACCAAGCCACTCGGCGGCCTGCTTGTCCTCCGGAGAAACGTAGACGTCTCCACCGCGCGTCCGTCCACCCTGGCCGCCAGCATCTCGGCTCGGCGGCGCGGATGGAGGTGGGGCGCCCCGCTGGTCGGGCGGCGTTTCACGTGGAACCTCCGGCGGTCGATATGTCGGGGATGCTGCCGGTTCGGCCACGCCTGCCTCCTGTTTGATGAGAGCGAAATACTCCGGGGTATCGATGGTTAGGCCACGCCCTCGCGCCAATCCTTCGGCGCCCGTAATGCGATCGAACGCAGCCTGATCGGTAAAGAACTGCGGGTTGTCCCGCAGGAAGGTTGCCGTCGCGTCGGTGCGGCTGGCAATGAAAGCGTCACGCGATGGGGCGCCGAGGCGGCTAAGGATACCGCGCTCCGTTGCCGTTGCGGCCTCCGGTCCTCGGGGTTGCGGAGGTGGCGCTCGCAGTCTGGATTCCCGTTGGCGTTCGTACTCGCCCTTGCCGCGTTCCAGCTCGCCAACCTCGAACCCTAGTCGGCCAAGCCGCTCAGTGATCTCAGCAATTCGGCCAAAATCCCCAGCCTCTCCGGCCGTCTTCATCTCGGTTTTGAGGGATTGGACTTCGCCCTGCGCGGCACCGAGGGCGGTGACGATGGCGGTGAAGCCGGTATCCTCGGCCCCCTGCGCGACACGGAAGGCGTGTTGCTCGGCCGCCACCCTGGCCTGCCGCTCCTCAGCACGCTCGCTTTCCGCCTGCGTAGCGCGGTTGCGCCATCGGGACAATTCGGCGGCAGCGCGTTCGGCGGCATCTTCGGGGGGCGGGGCCTCCTTGTGTTCTTGTTCAGGCGTCGGCGGCTCCGGTCCTTCGGCGGAGCGGCGTTCCAGGATTTCGCGGATGCCAGGCGCTTCGCCGGTTATCGGGTTGACGATCGGCGTCTCGGGAACACGGGTATGAGATGTGTCGCTCATGGCTTAAAAGACCAAATCGGGGCGAGGCAGGATCATCTTCACGCTACGCTCGCTTTCCAGAAGGATGCACTCCTCTTTCCAGATACGGCAGCGAACACCCTCGCCGCGGCGGAACATCACCCAGTCACCGACCCTGCAGCGGTCTTCATCCCTAAACTCAATGGCGTCGTTCTCCTCATAGGCATGCGGTCCCATCTTAAGGACGAGTCCAGAAACGCCCTGCCACTTGTCCTCGTCACGCACCTTGTCGGGAAGGAAAAGGCCAGACCCCTGCCGCTTTTCAGGCCGCACCCAGATGGCGACGAGGATACGATTCAGGGGGATGACCACATCGCTCAAGTCACCGACCTTGTGCCAGATTTCGGCTTTGTTTTCAGCAAAGAACGCCGCTGGGTCGTTGACTAATCCAAGGGCTTCGCTTTCTCGTTGCGCCGGTCGCGTGACCAAGCCGATCGGCGACGGGGCGTCCGCCGCCTTGTGTGCTGTCACTTTCTCTTCTCCTCTGTCATTTCATCTATGATGGCTTGAACGCGCTCCAAGCCTTTGATAAAGCCGACTCTTCTCTGGTAGTCTGGCCAGTCGGAAGCAGACCCGTTGGCAAGCTGAGAGGCGCGGTCAGCGATATCCTCGATGACGCGCGCCTTTAGCATATCGAACGGCTGGGAAAGGATCACTTCTTCCCCTCAGCCTTTTCCAACCGACCCTCACCCGAACCCGCCCCAGCCGTCATCCGGCCACCACGGGCACGCGGCGGCATCCCGGCAGGAGGCGCACCAGGAGGCATCGGCCCCATGCCGCCCACGGGAGCACCCGTGGGACGCGGAGGCATCGCGCCCCCAGGAGGCATTCCAGCGCCCGGTGGCGGGGCACCGCCGCCCGGGGGCGCGCCCATCGGAGGGCGCATAGGCACCGGAACCGGAACGGGGCGATCCTGGCCCTGACCTTGCGGCATGACGATGTTCACGGTGGTTTTGCCGCCGTGCTTGCCAGGACGATCCACCTTGCCGCCGCGGGCGCGGCCCTCGACCAAGTGGGCCTTTTTGATCTCGGCGGCCATGTCTTTCTTGTCTTCAACCTTATCCTTTCGCATCGCGGCGTCGATCATCTTCTTGTCCTCGGCCTCATCGCCGTGGACGGCGCCCCCGTGCGCCCGGTGTTCAGCCACCCTCTTGTCGCGGCTTTCTTTGACGGCTTCCCGGAGTTCGTTGAACTTCATTGGTCTTCTCCTGTTGCAACATGGCCTGTAGGCCAGCTATGCCGGCTGCGTGAGCGTGATCCTGCGCCTGCATGCCGGCTTCATGCTGGCGGTCGATTTCAGCTTGCTGAGTTTCGACGGAGTGCTTGGCTCCGGCCTGCGCCAGGTCGGAACCCGTCTTCTGTTGGGCACTTTCCTGGTTGATCTTGGCTATTTGCAGATGCGAGGCGCGGTCGGCATCGCGTTCCTGCGATTCAGCCAGCATCTCGGTTGCCCGAAACTGCCGCTCACTCGCCTTATCCTGAAGGCTCGCCTGCGCATCGGCACTGGTGGTCTGCGTCTCCGCAACCGCCTGAGCAGTCTGGGCCTCTGCCAGTCCAGCGGCGGCCTGAGCCTGCTGCGCCTTGGCGGCGATAAGGGCGGGGTTATCGCTACCCTTCTGCTGCCCCATCTGCGCCTTGGCCTGAGCGATCTCTTGCGCGCTGGCAAGAATGCCTTCTGGGTCCGGGATGCCGACCATCCGCATGAACCGCAGCGCGGTGTCGCGCTCGTGGAACAGATAAGGGGCAGTCTTCGCTAATTCGAGCATCGACCACGCGACGGCAATGCGCTGCACCTGGCTGGCGGTGTTGGGATCGGCCATCGGCACCAGCTCGGCTTGATCCAAGGCCGACAGGAACTCGCTGACTTCCCATTGCCGCGCCGGTTTCGGGTTGAAGCGCCATAGCGCCTCCGGGTCTTCGCGGAACCGCTGCTTGAATAGGCGGAACTCCTCGGCCTGGCTACGATGCAAGCCCTTGAAGACGCCCTTCATGGGCTTCAGGGCCTGTTCGATCTGGGCAACCATCGTGCCAACCGGCATGTTGGCAGTGCCTTCAGACAGCGGAGTCGATGCCTCGCCGCCCAACGCGCGACCGGATTCCTCGATATGCTGGATGAACGCCATGAAGGCAGCATCGGGGGATTTGTAGGGAAGTTGGCCGATGATCTCCCCCATTGGCTTGCCGCCAGTCTGAATCGGCACGCCGGCACCAGGAGGAACGCGGAACTGGTTCGTCACCTGCTTGCCGGCGTCGGCGGCATAAAGGAAACCCGGGAAGTTCGCGAACATGCCGGAGTCGATGAACTCACGGAACGCCGCCGTCAGGGCGCGCACGGTATTTCCGAGGATATGCACCAGCCCCATAGCGTAGAACCCAAGAGCATTGACGTAGAAATACGGAACAATTTCCTGTCGCGGCAGCTTCAGTTTGTCTGCTTCGTCCCAGTTCCGATAAATCGACAGTATTTCGTGGCTATCTTTGTCAATCGTAATCTTATATGGATTGAAATCGTCATCTTCGATATCGCGTTCTGTGCAGCATTCGTAGATCGTATGCAGATGGTCGGACGGCAGGGTTGAGAAGCGCGTCAGGCCGGAGGCCCTGTCCTCTGCTTCCCGCAAGGCATCCGACATCGGCAGCGGTGTGCCGAGTTCAACATTCCGGTAAACGTCGGCCTTCACCATGCGCCGCAGGACATTGTGGCGCATCATGATCCGGTGCGTCACCCGGGCCGCGTTGCGGAGATCGGTGGCCGCGTAGTCCACGATCAAGTCGTTGACATCAATGGATTCCGATACCGGGCGACGACGCAACGGGCAGTTGTAGACCTTCTTAAACCCGGTTCCGAATAGGCCAACTCGGAACGCCATGCGGGTCGTGTCCGGGTAGTACTCGGTCGCCGTCGTGGTCAGGTAGTGGTTAAGGTCGGATTGCAGCGCCATCGCTAGGTCGGCCGACGTGGCACCCGGTACGTCCTGCTGATCCGGGGTTCCCGTAGGCGGTTCTGAGCTGTCATCCCGCACCTTGACTGGCCCATCGGCGGGCAGCAGTTCGGCCACGAAATCGGCCTGGAACCGGATGGTGGATTGCAGCAGCAGGGGGTGCCGAAACGTGCTGGTGCCGTCAACTGGCGCCGATGATTCAGAAGCCGCAGATGCGTTATCCTCGATCCTTGTGCCCAGCAGATCGACGGCCTTGGCAAGACTTTCGATGTACTCACGCCGGCTCATGTCATCGGCAGCAATCTCGCGCAGCAATTCATCGGCCAAACCGGCGAGAGCCGTAGGGTCCAGAGTCAAGGCCAGATTTTCGGTGTGCTTGCCGCCAACCTTGGATTTCTCGCGCCAGTTCGTCCGGTAGATGACGCCACCTTCGGGCGTCGGAATGGCAAGGCGCCCCCGCTCATCCAGGGAGCCGGTCAGTCCATCGTCGGTTTCAACTGTGCGCTCCGAGCCTGCCATCTAGGGCATCCTGTCGGCGACGCTTCCAGACCCGGCGCGGGCGCGGTACGTCGCGATATGGCCCCGTGCGACGCGCAAGGAACCGGGATGCATTATGGACCACTACGGCGGCGGGGTCAAGGAAAGCACGCGGGTAAGGAACATCGTCCTGACACAGCTGATGTGGTCGCGCGCCAGCAGCGGCGCAATACGGGCGATCTCGGCGACGATCTCGGCTCGGGGGATTGCCTTCGCGACCTCCGGAGCCGGATCGGTGCCCCCGTGCGATGTGAATTGGTATCCAGCGTTCATGGCTTGTTCGAGCGTCATCTTTCCTACCCCGGATACAGTGGCTTCGGCGCCACTTGAGATCGCGTCATCTGCGCCAGATCGTCGTCCTGCCACCGTTTCTCCTGCTTGCGGTAGAGGATACCGCGCTCGCGCAGGTGGCGAATCCCTTGAACCAAGGCATCCACACGGTCATCATGCCTTCCTCTAGGGAAGATAGCCGCTTCATCAATACAGTCCTGCGCCCACGTCGTGTTTGGATGCCAAATCAAGCCTTCCTCGAATAGATGCGTTATTGATTGAGTGCGAGCCACCTTTCCTCCGGCGTTCGTCGGATCGACCAGTTGTGTGTTCCAATCAGCGCGCTGATAGTTACGCACGATCTCCTGCTGTACCGAATGTCCGTTGGCCTTGTTCTCGATCAGCAGGGTATGCACATGGTACTTCTCACACGTCGCCGCCACGCGCTTGACCAGCGGGTTCAGTTGCAGGTGTTCGGCCCATACATTCACCAGCATGACGGCCTGCTGCCCGGTCTGCGGCACCGTCCAGATACCCAGCACAACGCAGGCTGAAGGATCATTCTCTATCTTGTCCGTCAGCGCGCAGTCCAACGACGCCACCAGATAGTCAAACGGCGGGAATTTCAATCTTACAGTCGTCGGGTCTTCGCCTTCCTTGCCGTATAGTTTCCACCAGTCTCGCTTGATGATTGCGCCACCACGGGGCTCAGGATGCTGTTGCATTTGTGAGCTCCAGGCATATTCTGTTAGCGTTTCTTTTAGGTTCTTCACAGCCACGGCGCTGAACCGCTCCGGCCAGAACAAGTCTCCCTTGACGGTCCTCGGGTCTTTCCAGCCGATCTGCGTCTCACCGCAGGTCCAGTCGGGATCGTACTCCATCGGAACCATAACGTAACACCAGCGATCACCGCCTCGGGTAGGGTCCAACAGAAACCCGGTGGCATCCTCCTGGTGGGTGCGCTGCTGAATGACAACAATGGCTGACTTCTCAAGATCGTTAAGTCGCGTCGGCATTACCTCTGACAACCACCTGTTCGTAGTCTCTCTGATGACTTTACTTTCGCTGTCTGCAATATTGTTAGGGTCATCGATCAGGAAGATATCACCGCGCTCTCCGGTAATAGTTCCTCCGACCGAAGATGCAACTTTCCATCCGGTTTTGTTGTTTGCCAGCTTTACCTTGCTGTCGTTGGCCTTGAAGATGTGACCCCAGTAGCGTTGATACTCCGGCGACGAAATCAGTACCCCCATGCGGCCATTGTCGCGCTCAGTCAGGGTTTGGGAATAGGCGGCTGTCAAAAACCGGATGCTTGGCTTGTTGCGCGGACCCCACACCCAGGCGGGGAAGAAGACATTGCTGATCAGACTTTTCGTACTGCCTGGCGGGCAGTTCGCCACGATTCGGTTGATGTCTCCATTGACCACCGCCTCCAGATGCCGGCACCACGCCCGCGGCCACCAACCATCAGCAAACGGCGTAGATGGTTCCAGAACCGGCCACATCAGGCGCAGGAAGTAGTGCAGAGACTTTTCCGCCCTGGCGATGGCGAGAGATTCGACCTGGGCAGCGGAGAGGGGAAGGAGCATCAGCGCCCTATTTCGAGAAGATCATCATCAGCACGCTCCTGTTTCTTTCGCTTCGCCTCATCGCGTATCCCGCGCAGCCTTCGCACGGCTCGGTTGTGCATGTCCGCGGCGTCACGAGCACCCTGCGTGAAGCGTGGCCCGCTGGCCTGAAGGGCTTCGTGCAACGCCTTGAAGTGCGTCATCAGCAGCGTCAGTTCGGCGGTCGTCAGCGGCGCCTCAGTCACCAGCGCGTTGGTGGTCTCGGCACCAACGGCGCGACCATTGTGGCGCTGCGCGAGTTGCCGTAGATCGGCGTCGCTCGGTGGTTCTAGTGTGGGGGATGTCGAGGGCAACTGCCTAGGCGCCTTGCTCATGCCTGGAATCCCTGGATCATCGGCCCGGTGCCGCCCAGCATCCCGGCCTTGGCCGCTGCGGCGCGCTGCATCTTGGCATTAAGATCGATCTTGGTCCGGGCGATGAACTCCATGCCCTCCATCTCGGCTGCCCAATCCACGACGACAATGGCCGCTGTCTCGGCGGAATCGACGTGCAAAGTCTTGCCGTAGTCGTCCGTCAGGTGGCAGTTCCCCTCAGTCAGAAGCGCCGTTTCATCCCGCCGGCAAAAATCCTCGCCCTTGTAGAACAACTCCACTTGGCCGCCGCTAGTCAGGAATATCCGAAGAATCCACATTCTGGGTTTCCACCTTTCCTTCGATCTGGGGTCGCGGTCCCTGCCGGACCAGCATGAGCAGCACGGTATCCAACGCCTCAATCTGGTCAGGCGTCAGGTCATCCAAATCCACGGACAGCGGTTCGCGGGCCTGCGCGGTGACGATAGGCTGCACCGCCTTGCCCTCGGCGCGCTCCACGAGTTTGTCGGCGGCAATGACGCGGGCTTGCGGAGGAGCATCATCGTCCATAGCAATTCCGCGCCACACCTCCACCATCTCAACGGCGTGCGGGCGGGCGGCCTCGGCGGCGCTCCTGGCGGCTGGCCGACCGGCCTGTTCCCGCGCTCTCCACTCGGCCTCCGGCAACGGATCTCTCACCCCCTTGGGAGGACCGCCCCAACCATCACCACCCTTATCGGTCTTCTTGCCACGAGCAGCTTTCTTCGGGTCGTAGTTCTTTCCGCCGGGGCGGAAATGTGCCCCGGGTTTGTAGTTCGGGTCTCGCGGGGGCTTCACCTTCACTGGCGGTGCCGTCCCCTCCGCCCGCCGACGTTCCCACGCGGCCCGCATCTTGGCCTTGGTCTCTTCAGAACGAAGGATGCCTTTGGGTGGTGCCATGTGGGGGACGATAATATCAGGACGCCGTATTATCAAGAGGCTATGTCGAAAACACTCTCGTTCCCCTACAGACACGAAACCTCCATCTGGATTTTGCAGGTAGAGGGGCTGTGTAAATTTCCGCCAGTCTCAGCCAATGGGGGTGGGGGGGGGCTATCCTCGGCCGTGAACAGCACCGCACGCGCCAGGCGATCGAGGCGGCATCGACCCCCACCCCTCCGATCAACATGGATGCCGGGGCGCGAGGATGGGCAAGGATGGCGGGCTGGGGGTTGGCATGGTGGCCACTACCCGGAGCGTAGCGCGGCGCCACCAGCGGACCACGTCGGGGCTTGGCGGAGGATGGCGGCGACGAGAGATGGACGCCACACACCACCGCGAGGCGTCCGCACACCAGCCGCCGTCATCTCGGCGGCGATCACGGCCAGCGATGCACCTGTTGACCTGCGCGCCTGGATCATCGGCAGCACCATGCTGGCGAAGGCAAGCGCCTTGCGATGCATCACCTCGCCTCCCTTGCGCCCATCGACGACTGGACCGCCGCGCCAACCGCCCAACTTGACGCCCCTTGCCTTGGCCGCCGACAGTGCGGCGCGCGTCCGCTCCGAGATCATCCGCGCCTCTTCCTCGGCCAGCGATGCCCGGATGTGCAACTCGAATGGCTTGGCGTGCGGCATGTCGCAGGCAATGAACGGCACACCCGACTCCATCAGCCCAGCGATAAACGCCACGTTGCGCGCCAATCTGTCCAACTTGGCGATCAACAAGGTTGCGCCGATCCGCTTGGCGTGAGCCATGGCCGCTGCCAACTGCGCCCTATCGGCTCTCTTGCCGCTTTCAACCTCCACGTACTCACTGGCCAGTTGCCCAATCCCGCCGATCAGGTAGGCGTTGACCGACGCGCGTTGCGCCTCGATGCCCAGCCCAGACTGCCCTTGCCGATCTGTGCTGACCCGCAAATAGGAAACGAAGCACCCATCCATGTCAGTATCCTATACGTGACAACCACCGTTGTCAGATAATAGCACACCCACGCGCCGCCCGCAAAGTCCTCCCACGTCACGCACACCGCAGCCGATCGTTCGACATCGAATGATTATGAGTCATGACTATTCTACGTCATACGCACACGCCACACGCCATACGCGCGCGCCAAGTGTCCGAAAACCGGACGGTTGTCGTGAAACCGGACACTGCCATCTCTCCGTCCTTTCGTTCTCTCGTGTCGCAATTCCTGGACGGGGTGGGGGATCATGACACATCATCCGCCAACATGGCCGCAACCTGCTCGGCGGTCTGATCCACCATCCAATAGTCGGCCTCGATGCCGGAGAAGTGGATGAAGGTTTCGTCGCCTTGCATCCGAATCGTGGCGATCCGCTGGGGATTGAAGTAGACGGGGCTGCCTCGGCAGGTCAGCTTCACGAATTCCATGGGTGGGTTCCTTTGTGCGGTTTTGGGGAAGCGTGACAACTACCATAGTGTGACGTTAGACCGGGGCGTCACCAGGCGTGACAAAAGCCCTTCTAAAGAAGGGGCTTTTTTGTCACGGCCATCCTGTCACGCCTGAACGTGACAAAGCGTGACGTTAAATTAGTGTCACGCATTAGTGTCACGCTTGGGATTATGGCCTTGCCAGCCAGATATAGGGGCCTCTCGCGACGGCGATTTCGCGGTCTGTGAGGGATTTTTTGGCCCGGAAGAAGGCTTGACGCTTCGCGGCCGGGGTTTCGCCGTCCATCTCGGCATAAAACTCTTCGCGGAAGCGGTCGGTAGCGCAGGCGGATGTATTCTCGGGGTAATCTGGGCCTGGTGGCAGCATGGCGCCGTGCTTGGCGAGGGCATTGACGAGAAGCTGGCGGGCATGGACGACGCTATCGGCCATACTCCGGCGACTGGGGGCGTGACGGAGCGCGGCGTCTGTCACGCTTAGGGGCGTGACAGTGCAGCTTGTCACGGCTTCGCCGTGTCTATTACGGCCAATTTCAACGACTTGTAGGCTGAACGTGAACACGGAGCCTTTGCTAAGATCGCGCTGCTTGACCACGGTGGCGGACTTTTTATCGCCTTCTGGATCGGCTACAACCTCAATCTCGGTGTCGATCGCAGCGCGCAAGAGGGAGTGGCCGCGCGCGCCCTTGGCTGCATCCTTGCCGCTGTGATGGATGAACATGACCATGGCGCCAGTTTCTGCCCTGATCCTGTCCATATTGACGACTAGGGCGCCCATATCCTCGGGGCTATTTTCATCGCCCCCCGCCATGGCGCGAGACAAGGTATCGACCACGATCAATTTTACGGGCATTTCAAGTCGTTTAGCGGCGAAGTTGACCGATGATATGAGCTTCGGTGTGTCGGCGTCGGGATGTAGTAGGTTGATGGATGAGGGGATGGAGGCGAAGGGAATTGTCTTATCATCTAAGCCATGGTTCAGTTTCCAGGCATAGACGCGGTTGCGGAAGCCGATGCCGCCTTCGAGGGCGCAGTAGACGACGGCGCCTTGTTCAACCCTGCGCTCATTCCACGGAAATCCGGCGGCGACGTGTAACGCCATATCTGTGGCAAAGAAAGTTTTTCCGGCGTTGCTCTCGCCGTAAACGACAGCGGCGGTCTGTTCGAGCAGGACACCTTGGATGAAGTCTCGAACATCTGTGACTGGTTGGATATCCTCGAACCACAGGAGGGGAAGGGAAGGTTCGACGGGGTTTATATCTGGCTCGGCGACGGGCTCCGAGCCTTCATGTTCGGATGTTGGCGGCGGCGGTTCCTCTGGCGCGTGCCCGTTTAGTCGGGGTCTGTCCGGTAGGTCTAGTGGGTTCTGCATCCCCATCTCGACGCCCCACTCGGCCGTCTTCTCGGCCCCCTTGCGGTCCAGCGCCGTCGCCGGCAGGGCATCCATGAGCCGGCGGACCAGATCGGGTTTGGATAGCGGGCCGAGGTGGGCGACGCCGCCGAGGATCATGGCCTGATTGCGGAGGATGAAATGCTTCTGACCTTCCGGGGCGGAACTGACCCGGCTCAGGACGGCGCGGACGAAGCCTTCGAGGCGAGCGGACGGGATCGGATCGTAGGAACTCGGCGCTGGTTTCGGGTCTGCGGCGCGCGTCTTCGGTAGGATTTCCGCCAGCAGCCAGTCCGGCCAATGGGCGATCTCGGCATCGCTGACGACAGAATAGGATGGGGATGGGGGGACGACGACATATCCCCCGCTGCCCCTCACATCAATTCCGGGCGCAATAGCCGAAGCTGAATTGTGAACGCCCTCGACGTGGCGGAAGAGCCAGTGCCGGCCGCCGCCCATCGTTTGGTGGATGCGAGTTTCCGGCAGGCGGTGTTGATTGGCCTTCTCCCACTCGTCGCCGCCGTGGCGGGGGTCCACGTCCAGCACGTCGAAACCGGACGCCTCGCCGGTCGGGACGCCGATCAGGGCGCCGGAGCCGTTGAATAGCCGGCGGATTTCGCTGGGATCGGATGTGGCCGCCTTGAATCCAAGTGGGCACGCTGGCGCCTTTGAAGCCTTACATGGAAAGACGGGGAACGTGGAGGAAAGCCGAATGGCCTCATCAACGATGGTCATGAGCCGGTCCTCCGGCTACAGCGGCGCGACGATGACCGTCTCTAAATTCTCGCGGACTCGGCTGGTGCCCACCAGCAAGCCGGCCTTATTGGCCTCGTGCATGACCATCAGCGCCCCAAGGGCCTGCCGGATTAGCGTCGTCCGCGCGACATTCCGCTCTTTAGACAGCCGAATCAGGGCATCGGCGGCATCGGCTGGCAGGTCAAGATTAACGCGGACGTAACCATTCATGTGGCACCTCTACGCAATCCCTATACACAATGGAGTTGCCCCTGTCAATACACCACCCCTAGTCGCCACGCCGTCGCCCCGCCGCCACATGCAGCATCTCGGGTGTGTCGCGCCCCGGCATCAGGGCTCCTGGGCCGCCCCATGATCCATCTCCTGCACGCAACCCAGCAATGCATACACCGCACTCCCTCACCCGCGCACATAGGCTCGGGTGGACCCCGTTCAGGCGGCCGACACCTGCACGGGCCGCGCGCTGGTGGTGCTGCCATCGGCGAGCTCGATCTGGAGCCACGCGCCTTTCTGGCCAACGGTTTCGCCGCGGTATTTGCCGTCCAGATTGACGATCTGGCCGCTGCGGGTGTTGCGCGTGATGCGGACCTTCTGGCCCGGCTTGAAGGCGTGGGGCAATGGTCTCTCCTGTGGGTTGGTTGTGGTCGTAGGCTTCCCGGCCGCGTCTGGCATCGCCCGCTGGCCTTGCGGCGCCTCCCGGTGGCGATCGGCGGGCCGGAACCGAGAAACCCCGGAGCCTTGCGGCGCCCGGGGTGTGTGTGCGGTGCCGCACATAGCTGCGCAGCCGCGCGAGTAGAGACACACTTTCTGAGGGTAGTCAACTCACAACCGCAAATATTTTTTGCGCGTTGCGGATAGGCCACATTCGGGCGCCGCCGCCACCCCGAAAATAAATTCGCCCCGAGCGTATTTTCCCGTTGACGGGCGGATCGGATACGCTCATATTGCGTGCATCGGGACGGGATGGCCGGACCGATCGGGCGCCTCGCCGGACCTGGGGCCGAGACAGACAATGACCAGCTATACCATCATCAACACGATCAGCGGCATCCACATGGGCGTCTACACCGGCAGTACTCCCGCCGAGGCCCTGGACGAAATGGCCCGCGCGGCCGGGTACACAGACTACGCAGCGGCTTGCGAGGTCGCCCCGGTCGCGGAGGGCGAGCTGGCAGTCGAGCCGATGAGCCACGCCCGCCGCGGTCGCAATATCTTCGCCAGCATCCGCCACAATGACGCGGTGGGCGATGACCCCCGCCGCGTCATGCTGGAGCGCACCTATCGCGGCGGCCGGTTCGTGTGGGTTGAGAGCGACGCACCGGACGTGATCGTCGCCGATGGAGCCACGCGCACCGAGGCCACCGCCGCACTCGTGGTCGTCTACTCGTCGCCGCAATGGGACCTCCGCATCCAGCGCCGCGTCAATTTCCGCTCGGCACAATGACCTCCGCCGACCTCCGCGACGCGCTGGCCCTGCTCGGTCTCTCCGAGCGGGGCCTTGCGCGTGCCACGGGCTACAGCGCCGGGGCCGTGCGCATGTGGACCACTGGCCGGGCGCGGACGCCTGAGCCGGTAGCCTCATGGCTCCAGCGCCGCGTCAAGGAATGGCGGTCGGACCCGCCTCCAGACCGCCGGGCAGCGTAGATCACGCCGCCTCAGCCGGGGCGGCAGGGCAGACTAAGCCGCCAAACCCAAGGGAGCTACGAAATGAACGAAATCATGACCGGCCGCGAAGCATACGAGGCCGACTGCGCCGCCCGCCCGCTGTATCCCAACGGCAGGCCACGTCTGACGTGGGAGGAATTGCCGGCGTACGCCAAGGCATCGTGGAACAAAGGCGCGCGGCTTTTGAATGCCAAAAGAGAGATGCCGAAGTGACCGGCCCCGAATTCCGAGCCGCCCGCCACACCCTCGGCTGGACCCTGCGCGATACCGCCCGCCGGCTCGGCTACGCGTCCGATAATACGGTGCGCGAGATCGAGGCCGGGAAGATGAGTCTGACTCCGGACCGCGCGGCGTTTGTCGAGGCGTGGATGAAGTGGGATGCCAGGCGCGCGGAGTGGATGCGGAGAAATCCTCCGCCGCCCGATAAATGTGTTGACATGTAGGCGCTGGGCGCGCATAGTGCTTGGCATCGAACAGGGAGATACGCTATGTCCGAATCCACCCACATCGCCACCACTGGCGGCGCCTACTACCCGGAGATGGGCGAGCGCCAGGACGGCACCGCGCTGTTCGTGCGCAGTATCGGCCGCGCGGGCTACTACATCACGTGGCCCGACGCTCGCCATTCCGATGCCCTCTCGGCGTTCGCTCGGCTGCGCATTCGCCCGCGCCATATGGAAAGCTACGCCAGGATCAGCGATGGCGCTCGACAATGGTCCGCCTCGGTGACGTGGGATGCCGGGAACAAGCTGGCGCCGATGTCCGTGACTAAGATGCTACTGGATTAAACCGCCGGCACACCCGGCAATGGGAGAGAACCGATGACCTACGACGACCTGATGACGACCCGCAGCGGCGAACCATCTGAAACCGGACGCCTGACCGCCGCCAACATCGAGGAGGAAATTGCGCGCCGTCTGCGCGGATACGAGGCCGCGCGGCCCGTCATCGCGGCGGCAAGGGCGCTTCTCGCTCGGATTGACGAGATCACAGAGGCCAATATTATCGAGGAATTTTCGCGCAGTGCTGAACGCCTTGAGCGCGAGGCTCTGCGCGGGGCTCTCGCTGATCTGGACAAGGCATCATGACCTACGCCGGACCCATCCCCATGAGCCTCTACACCAACCTCCGTGCATCCCCTCTCTGGCACCCTTACCTCGCCGCCACGCTGCGGCTGCGGAGATGCACCGATGCGACGCCGCGCCTGACCAGGGGTGCCAGATTCAACAGCGTGCTGGCCGTGGAGCAGGCGCTGTGCCGCGCGACGCACGCCGGGTTCAGCGCTATTTTCGACGCGGCGGAGCGGGAGACGGACGAGATTTTGCGGCGGTATCGGCGATGGGCGGCGTAGTCGATTCCTCCACCTCCATCCAGTTAGGGCCCGGCGGATCGACGGTCTCGCCCTCTGCTGCCCCCTTCCCGACGCTGTGCCAGCCTCGCAATTCGTGCAGGATTCCATCAACTCGGAATGTCCGCGCCGGCACGTCAATCTCGACGTGAGACGCCCATAGCCCGTCGCAGGTTGCCGTGAAACTGACGCAGTTTGGCGCCGGGTGCTGTATGTCCGTGACGGCGTGTGGCGTGCCGTTCCACGTCATTGTGTCGCGGGTTAGGCGGAGGGGGTGGATCATCGCGCATTCCCGAGAATCATAATCGGTTCCGGTCGCCGCCATTTCTTCGGATCGGACGCGATCTCCTCGATGACGCGGGGGTGCTGAAACCGCAGATTCGGCATGTTGGGACCAGCGATGAAGCCGCGATCTCCTGGGATGATCCATTTACATCCAATCCAGCGCCGGATGTCTAGTTTGAACATCTTGAAGTCATCGCGGGTTAAATAGCCGGTTTGTTCGAGCAGTACCGTCAGCTTGAGCGCGGTGACCTTCCATTCCGTCAATTGTATCGGTGCCGACGCTCCGGCGCTGACGTCTGGGACGTATTCAGGAACCCGGTGTCGCCGTCCCGGAAGCATTTCGTGCCACTCCGAACGATACCAAAATTCCTTTCCAGTCGGTAGATCTGGCTGAAAAAGATGCTGATGACAATATAATTCCGGGCGACTCATGGTAATCACGGTTAGGGCACAGTGCGGGGCCAGCGCGGCGAGTTCAGACCATGGAAACTGAGGGACTAGGACGGCGCGATAATCAGGCCCGTCGCGATCAACCCAATGATCTTCGGCGGCCTGAATCAACACGGTGGCGTTAAGTTTGAGTTTGGCTTGAATGCCGATTTGACATCCATCTGCCTTCCTGACCAGCAGAATATCCCATCCCCCGGTTTCGGCATAAGCCTGCCAGGTCTCCGGAACCGCTGCGATGAAGGCGGCACAGAGATCGGTTTCCTTGGTGAACTGCGGTATCTTCTTCATCGCGCACTCGGTGGCCGCTGCGACCAGTTCCCATTCTTAATCCCGCGCGCTGTCGTCGGCTTGGCGCGCGGCTTGCGTGTAGCCTTCTTTGGTGCCATAATCCGAGTTTCGCGCCGAGTGTCGTAGTCTGCCGCCATCATCGTGTGCGCCCGCAGCGGAAAGCCCCACGCTATTAGCTGGGCCTCGACATCCTCGACTGATCGGCAGATAGCGTATTTTCCGCCAGCGCGCTCGATTTCGGCCTGTATGGCGCACTGGTTGTCGCTTTGTTTTCCGGCGTCAATCTTCAATTCGATGCCGTAGAACTGGCCGCGCCAGATCGCTTGCACATCAGGCCAACCTGAACGCAGTCCCCTGCTCTTACGACGTGCTCCAGCGATTACGTCCATGTGCTGGTCTGTCGCCATGTCTACGCTGGTCCATGTCGCATCAAGCGGCAGAGCGCGCCCGAGATACGTCGCGCATGTCTGTTGTAACGCATGCTCCCGGTACGCGCTCATCGCCTACGCCCGCTCCATCACAGCATTGGCCAGAGGCGTGCCGACCAGTTGGCCGAGCGCGTTGCGGTACAGTTCGAGCAGGCTCTCGCGTTCCTCGATGGCGTCTGGTTCCTCGCGGCGCTCGCGGATCAACTGCCGGATCACCTTGACATCGAATCCTGCGCTCTTGGCCTCGGCGTAGATATCCTTGATGTCGCCGGAGAGTGCCTTGCGCTCTTCCTCCAAGCGCTCAATGCGCTCGACAATGCTCCGCAGCCGATCCGCCTCGACGCTGTTGTGGCCGGCCTCGATCTGGACTGGTTTTGTCATTAGCTCACCCCCGCGAGGCTGGCTTGGCGGGAACGCGCTTCGTCGTGCGGATCGGCGGGACAGGCAGCGGCAACGGAACCGCCCCGCTTGTCACGAAGGTGTACATCTGCTCCGCCAGCGCGATGGGGCCTCGGTGGTCACACGCCGATACCGCCAATGCCAAGCACTCCATCCGCATCGCCGCATGATCTATGGGGCGCTTCCGGGTGATTGCCATATCACGTCACCGCCGGAGCGTCGGCCGCCGCTTCATCCAACGTCGCCGGTCCGCCGCGCAGCCGCTCCAGTTCGATCCGCACCGGCAAGGCGCGGGCATGGCGAGCGGTCTGGTCCTTCGTGAGTTGGCGCACAAAAGCCTCCGAGTCGGCAGCGACGTTCGCCAGATCGGGTTTGGTGCCCGCCGCCTTTGCCGCCGCCTTTTCGTCGCGCGTCAGGTCCGCAATCCGCACCGCCAGAATGGCGCGCTGCACCATGTTAAGTGCCCTGGGTGCCGTGGATTTCTCGCGCTTGCCGGCGGGAAGCGCGCGGTCGGGCAGGCCCTTGCCGGCGACGATGTCGGCCATGCTGGTGCCGCGGAGAAGCAGGAGAGCGGCCATTTCGCAAGCCATCGCCGTTCGGACGTTGGTCGGAACGTCGGGCATCGGCACCACCACGTCGTCCTGCCCGATTGTGCGGAGGATGAAGGCGTCGCCGTCGATATAGCACCGTGTCGGCTTCTGGCGCACGTGGGTTTCGGTGTTGGTGTCGGGAGTTTCGTCGGTCATTTCGTTTCCTTGGGTTGTAGCAGTTTCGCAATCGGCGGCCATGCCCGCAACGCAGCATCGACCTCAATCGCCATCGGCCGGTCATGTGCCGCTGCCGATGCGCGTAACGCCTCGACCAGTTCCGGCTTCAACCGGACGCCGAGAAGATAGGTGCGCGTGGTCGGGGTGCGTGGCATGAACTAGACGATAACGCTACGGGGGCGTTAAGTCAACACCTACCGCGTCGCCTCCACGGCATCGCGCTCTTCCTTCGCGGCCCGTGCGGCAATGTCGGCCTTCACGGCGGCCACAAATCCCCGCGCCTCCTGGCGGTTTTCCAGGTGCATGGTGTTGTCTGTCATAGCCATTTCGAGCAGCCAGATCAGCGCCTCGTCCTCGCTCCCAACGCTGCCATCCAGCGCGATATGCCAGCCCAGCGCGCGCATGAAGCCGAGGGCTTTCGTTGCGGCGTCCATTAGTTCGGCCAGGTCGTCCCGCGCGACGCTCACAACGTAGGCGTCGGGGTGATGGGCGGCGGCCCAGAGATGTTGCCACGTGGAGGGAGTCATGGTTCAGTCCGCCGCCATTCCATCCATAGGCCAACCCTCTGGTGTCGGCGTATCGGAAAATTCCATGGCGATCTGGTCGTCGTGATCGGGTCCGGCATCAATGGCCTGTCGGACGTTCTTTACCGCCTGCCGGTAGTAGGTGGGCTTGAGTTCTGCTCCAATTCCTCGGCGTCCATTTCGCAACGCGCCATATACCTCGCTTCCGACACCCATGAATGGGGTCAAAACAACCTCACCGGGGTTGCTCCACAGCGTCACGATACGATCTATCACATCCAACTGTAACGGATGTACGTGGCGTTCGTCGTTGTCGTCTCGCGCCGCATGGAACGGCATCACGCGCCCGATCCGGACGTCATCCCAGAACGCCGAGGCATACTGTCTCCATATCCAATGCGAATAGCGGTTTTCTATCTGGTTTCCAGTCCATCCGCGATATTTCAGCAACTCGGCAGGAACCTGACGTTCGCCAGCGTATCGGGTTAGTCCGATCGGATGCGTGATCGGCACAGTGTTGTCACCATGCCGGCGAAACACCAGCAGATAGTCGGCAGCCGCCACACTGCACCGCGAGCTATCCTCGACCAGCGAACGGTGCGCCAGGTTCTTCGCCATGGTCCGATTGCGAACGCCGAGGGGTTCCTTCCACACGCAATACCGAGCGATGTAGGAGAAGCCGTGCTTTTCATGCAGTCTGATGATATCTCCCGGGAAGTCGATCATGTGATCGGTGCCGGTGTTGCCGGACGGAACATCCATGCAATGTACCGCCGTCATGCGTCCTGGCTTTGTCAGTCGCGAGACTTCTTCGACCACAAAGGCGTAGTGCTCAAAAAAACCCTCATAGCTGCTGTTGTTTGATAGGTCTCGATCAGATGAAGAATAGGTGAACAGGCCGCCACCGGACGTAGCGAAGGGAGGACTGTAAACCGACAGATCAACGCTCGCGTTCGGCATGGATCGCATGATCGGGATGCAGTCTCCGTGGTAGATTGCATATTGGTCGGTGATTTCCTGATCGTAAACTATCGTGTCCTTATCGCGTTCGGTCATGATGTTTCCCTCAGAGCCAGGATGGAAGTTTTGTCGGCAGCGAAAAATCTACCGCGCGGTCTATTGCCTGTGCCTCGTTCATGTTGGCGACAAGCGCGGTGAACATTTTGTCAGCCGCCACTGCCTTGCGTTGCAGATTTGCCAGTACCGACTTTTCTCCTTCAGTGCAGATGATATCGGAAACCACCGGACGCTTCTGACCGAAGCGCCAACACCTCCGAATTTCCTGATAGTATTCCTCGAAACTGTGCGTCGGGAATGATACCGTGTGTGCGCAGTGCTGGAAGTTCAACCCCCACCCGCCAATTTTTCCTTTTGTAACCAGTACGCGGGCCTTCCCGTCGATGAATGCGAGGAACTTTTCTTCCTTCTCATCCTCGCCGTCTTTGCCGCTGATCTGAATGCTATCAGGGATTGCCTTTTCCAGCCGGTCGCCTTCCTCGTTCAGAAAGCACCAGACGATTGCGGGTTGTCCGGTATGGTTGATCAGCAATGCGGCTTTCTCGCAGCGTTCTTCGATAGTGCGTCGCCGTTCCTCCCGCTGTTCGGATAATCCAACCGCCGGCAACGCGAACAACATCTCCTGCGGTAGCGTTCGGGTATCCACGAGATGCTGATTTTCGATCAACGGCGGAAGAATAAATGGCCCATCCTCGAAGCCGAGGTCGGATGGTTTTCGGCAGGCGCGAGACCAGGAGCAAAGCCAGCGCCAGAACGGTACTTCGGCGTGGCCCTTGAACCGCCACTTTGCATTGTCGTCAAGCTGCTGGAAATTCTTATTCCCATAGCGAAAGATATTCGGTTTGATGCTGTTACCTTGGTTGTTTTTGAAGAACCTGGTAAGCATATCCATGTAGCCTAGATAACCCAGGGCCTCGCTTGACGTTCCGAGTTCGGGATATTCATTCGGCGCGGCCGTCGCGGTCCCGAGCAGACGATACCGCATCTTCCGCATAAAGTCTGTAATCTCTTGTTTCCGTGTGCCGTCAAAGGATTTCAGGATTGAACTCTCATCGGCTACCGCTCCGGCAAAGTCATTCGGATCGAAGTAGTGCAACCGTTCGTAATTCACCACGTTGATGCCGGACTTCACGGTGCCATCGAGAGCAAGGTGAATGTCGATACCGAACTTATCTGCCTCGCGCGCTGTCTGTTGGGCAACTGCCATCGGGGCAAGGATAAGTACCGGGCGCCCGGTGTATCGGACTACGTTCTCAGCCCACACCAACTCCATTGGGGTTTTGCCGGTACCGCAATCAGCGAAGATGGCACCGCGCCCGATCTTAATTGCCCATTCGACGAGAGATGCCTGAAAGTCAAACAGGAATGGCGGCATCCATAGCGGCGTGAACCCATCCATGGTAGTGACCTGGGCCTTGCGCTCTAGGAACGTCGCATAGTTTGGCGACTTGATGCCGGCGCGTCCAGACGATATAATTATCTCGGTCATATGCCCGCCCTCCTGCGGCGGCTTTGGCTAGGCCCGGAAAGCGGTGCGCAAACACCCATCCGGGCCGACTAATTTATAGGCCAAGGTTTGACCTGATGCAAAATTTTTTCGTCGCTCATGCTAATGGCATTTCCTCCCATCATCCGCCCGACAGAGCGGGCACAATATCTGAAACTTGGAGTCGGGTCGGAACATCGCCTTGCAATCCGGTCTCCGCGCGCATGGCCGCATCGGCAGCGTCGGAACCTCTTTTCGCACGCGACGGAACAGCACGTCGCCACGTTCCAACGCTAGCCAACTGCGGAGGGAAGCGACGCTCACACCCCACGTCGCGGCAACGTCCTTCGTAGGTTTGCCGGTGTTCATTGCCTCCGCGACGGCGCCTTGACGCTGGAGCGGCGCGTAGCGGGTTTGGGAGGATGCGCTCATGGCCTGTTCCTCTCTTGTTCGCATGCCGACGCCCATTCGCCAGAATCGACGCTCCATTGAAATTTCACGGCCGCGATCTCGATCTTTAGGTCGCGCAGCATCAGTCGGATCGTGGCGTCAAGCGACGAGGTCATGCCGCCACCTTAGTCCGCAGAAATTCCCAGTTTGAGAATACCCGCGATGCATGTTCCGGGCACCAGCTATGGCCGACGACGGCTGGATTCCCGCAGAACACCGCGTGCCTAGGATCACCCTCGATCCACTGGCATGTACGCGTCGCAGAAACCTCTACCGCTGGCACCACTACACGTTCGACCTTCGGCGCCGGAACCGATCGCCGCCGGGGCTTCTTCCGTGCCGTCCTGTTCTTCGCGCTCACCGCGTTGCCTGCCGCCGACATATGCTGTTTGAGCGTCAACAAATACCAAGCCGGCCGCTTGACGCCGAGCGTCTCGGCACGTTTCGCCAGCGTCTTCCGGTCGGTTATCTCGCGCCGGCCAGGGATAGCATTGAGGGCCGCGAATATGGCTTCGTTGCTGGCGCCGGAAGTCCACATTGGGGCAAAGGCCGCGTCTCGCTCCGGAGACCAGTGAGAGGTTGGCGTGTTGTGCGGGGCGCCCATTATTCCCGCTCCATCTTTCGCCCGCACGTCGGGCAAACTTTCGGCTTTGGTTCGCTGCCCGGTTCCCACGAGGCTGCGCGGGCGTCAACGAGCGCCTTGGCTGCCCACTCGGTATATCCGCCGGCGACGTATGTGTAGCACGAACGTTGCGACACGTCGGCAAACAGGTCAGGCATCGTCCATTCCTTTCAAAAAGTGCCGGGCTGCGCCTCAGCAGCAGCCCGGCCAGTTTGCGCCAGCGGGAGGAGGGGACCCCACCAGCATCGGAGCCGAGCGAGCGCCCGGCTGTAGTGGAAGACAGGGCGGGACTCGAACCCGCAACCTCAAGAGTCAAAGTCTCGTGCTCTACCATTGAGCTACCTGCCCGAAAGATAGTGTGCGGCGGCTGAGTTCATGAGTATTCTCGTCTGGATGGATCATGGTACTTTTTCCGCGCATTTAGGACAACGATTTACGCCTCGGACGATCTTCCATCCGGCGTTGAATGCGTTAGCGCAAGCTATGTCGTAGGTCGCGGCCAACATCGGCGTGTCGCAGTCGAAGCACCAGAAGCCGTAGCCCGGCGTTGCGGCTTTGATCGCGTTGGCCTCGGTGATTGTCCGGATCACTTCGTCTTCTTCTCCGCCGCCGCCCGCGACGCCTTGTCTTTGACCGCCACACTCCAATCCTGAGTACGCCGAATTTCTGCCATCGAGACGCGCAGCATCACCGCCAAGGGGCGCACTTTATCGGTCGGCAGCAGCGTCTCGCCCCGGACGATTCGAGAGAACATTGAATCGTCCAGACCTAGTTGCCCGGCGATCCATCCCTGTTTCAGCCCGCGTGTGCGGATCATCTCTTGGAGGTTCATGTCCACCGTTCTAAGGGGTCAAACCCAACCCGTCAAGAAAATTGTGGCCGGGGGTAAGATTTTTCTGGACGCGCGCCTCGACCTGTGCCAATCTGCCTCCGCACCCACAAGAGGGTAACAGACACGAACGAAAGGAGGCAACCATGGGCGGCTCGGCGGGAACCAAACCGCCGACGCGGAATCGGAAGCCGCGACGCCTGGAAAAGCATCCATGAATAACCAGTCCCATAGGAAATGAGAGATTTGACATGCTGACAAACCATCGCCTCGATGAGCGCACCGAACTGGCCGGTGTCTGCTTATCATTATTGGGAATGAACTACATGGCAAATCATAGGGCCTCCATCTTTCCTGGCCCACCGGGTTACCCGCACCCGCAACCAGGCGGGATCACCGAGGCGCCCGATCACAGATGTAGCGGGCGGCGCCACTGAAGCGCAATCCTCGGGGTATGGCACGGGGACAATAGAACTAACCGCGCCATGCTCTGAAGAGTGTCAAACAAGGAGATGAAGATGACCACCACCCTTCCCACCCTGCACATCACCGCCGAGCACATCCGCGACGGCGTCTACATCGGCCCCGACGTGTCGGCCGTTGTTGGCCACATCGAGATCGCGGCAGACCTTGGCTGCGTCCAATTCAGCGGTTCTATCGTCGCCACCGGACGCATTCGTGCTTTGTCCGGCTCGGGCATCAAGGCAAGACTTTACGTGAAAGCGGGCGATTCCGTGAAAGCGGGCTGGTCCGTGAAAGCGGGCGGGTCCGTGAAAGCGGGCGAGTCCGTGGAAGTGGGCGGGTCCGTGAAAGCGGGCGATTCCGTGAAAGCGGGCTGGTCCGTGAAAGCGGGCGGGTCCGTGGAAGTGGGCGAGTCCGTGGAAGTGGGCGGGTCCGTGGAAGTGGG